GCCAAGGCGATGGACTCGGCCGAGGCTGCGTACGCTGTTCTCAACTACAGTCCGCACCAGCCCCGTGACAAGAACGGCAGATGGACAGGCTCTGGTGCAGTCGCCGCCAAGTACGGACTCAAGCCCGCCGCGGAGGCCACGCCTGCTCTGGACAAGGATGGCAAACCCAGAGTCAACAAGCACGGCGACCCCGTTATGGTACGGAAGGGCGAAGGCAGTCACACCCTAGACGGCAGGCCGATTCCCCCTGGTTGGACGGACGCCTACGTCAGCGATAACCCCGCGACGAAGGTACAGGCGGTCGGCCAAGACGCCAAGGGGCGCACCGTGCGTATATACTCGGAGAAGTTTTCGAAGGAGCAGGGCGAGGCTAAGTTCAAACGTGTGACCGCACTCGAGCGCGACCAGAAGTCGCTGTTCGCAAAGACAGCGAAGGACGCCGTCAGCAAAGACCACGACACGGCAGAGGCGGCGTCTGCACTACGACTGGTTCAGGTAACAGGCATCCGCCCCGGTAGCACGCGCGATACGAAGGCGGCTAAGCAGGCGTACGGTGCCACGACGCTGCAGGGGAGGCACGTCGTTCAAAACGGCTCTGACGTCAGACTGGACTTCGTAGGCAAGAAGGGGGTCAGCCTTTCTATACCTGTAGAAGACAAGGCTGTCCGTGCAGACGTCCTAGCACGGGCGAAAAAGGCGGGCCCCCGTGGTAGATTGTTCGATACCACGGATGGTAAGATGCGAGGGTATAGTAAGGCGGTGTCCGGTGGTAAGTACAAGCCCAAGGACTACCGCACGCTGAAGGGAACGACATCCGCACGCGCGATGGTAGCTGACATGCCCAAGGCCAAGAATATGAAGGAGTACAAGGCATCCGTCATGGACGTAGCGGGACGCGTTTCCACGCAGTTAGGAAACACACCCGTCGTCGCGCTTCAGAGCTATATCAACCCGCGTGTCTTCACGCCAATTAAGCCATGAGGTATCAATGAGCAGGGTGCCAAAAGAGATGGGTCTGGACTACGACCCCGACGACGTCGAGATGAACCAGACGCCGCCGGACGTGGTGCGCGAGCTTGGATTCGACCCCGCCGACCCCGATGACGATGAGATAGTGTCCAACTACAGTCCGCATCAACCGCGTGACAAGGACGGGCAGTGGACGTCGGGCGGAGGAGGCGGCGGTGGCGGTGGGGGTAGCGACACGCCGCAGGAGCTAGCAGGGCAACTCGACCCGATGGAGCGCGGGTTCTATGAGACCAAGCTCAAGAGAGCCACAACGCCGGAGCAAGAGGCACGGGTGGTCGACTCGATGAGCAACCTCGTGGCCAAGCGCAAGTTGGAAGGGGACGCGGGACAGCAGAAGGCCGTGGATACAGCGAAGGGCGTCTCGTTCACGGCAGAGGAACACACCGCCGTGCGCGGCTATGTCTCCGAGGCGAAGTGGGATTCCATAAACACACGCCTCCGCAAGGGGAAGGATCACAAGGACGCCGCCGACATAGACTCTGCCATCTCCAAGTCGACGCCTCTTGGGAAGGACACCACGTTGTACAGGGGCATAGGCATGGACACGCCGCCCTCGTATAAGGTCGGCGGCGTCATTCAGGACAAGGCATTCATGTCGACGACCGCGAAGCCGTCGGCCGCGATTGACTTCTCCCGTGGGGGTGGCCAGAAGCACGCGGTGGTGATGACGATTGACGCCCCGAAGGGAACGCACGCGCTGAATACATCGCGGTGGGTTTCTGGCGGGCTCGGTGACGAGGGAGAGATGCTGCTGCCGCGGGGCTCCTCTCTGAAGGTACGAGGAGTGCGGCGGATCGGGTCGTTGACGATAGTGGACACGGACCTGCAGGCGGACTGATAGACCCATTGGAGTTCATGGATGGCCGATAGGCGTGATAAGGCACGGAAGGATCGGATGTGGGTTGAGCAGCTGCTTTGTCAGGCGCAGGCACGCAACTGGTACGGAGCGATTACAATCAAGATGGAGGCGGGGGAAATCCGATTGGTAACCAAGATGGAGTCTCTCAAGCCGCCGTCTGAGACCGGCTAACTTTTTTTGAGATTCTTGCTCGACTGGGGATGCACATCGCTGTAGGTTGCCATCGTATAGCATATGCACAATCGAAGATCGCGTGCAGATACCCAGCAAGGGGCCTGTTACAGAAACGGGCCCCTTATCTTATTGGGAGTTATGTATGCCTCGCAAATCGAAGCGGACGCGAATGGTGGCGAACGAATCAGCGGTCGCAGAACGCGTCACCGTGTTCAACGCACTCCAATCCGTCACCGCCAACGTCAAGCCCTCCGTACGCCACGACCAGATGGAGGGACGCGACTGGCTCGTCGCTCCCATGGTCATGATCACTGAGGGCGTCCACAACGGCACCAACGGCCCGCTGTATTACTCGCCGGACGAGCTGGAGAAGAGCGCGGGCGTTTGGAATCACAAGCCCATCGTAGTCTACCATCCGACGATGAACGGCAGGCCCGTGTCCGCATGCGACCCCGACGTCCTTACCAGTCGCAAGGTGGGCGTCATCCTCAACACGCGCGTCGAGGGCGGCAAGCTCAAGGCAGACGCGTGGCTGGAGCCGGATCGCCTCCGTGCCGTCGACGAGCGGGTGCTCGCCGCGCTGGAGGAAGGCAAGGTCATGGAGGTCTCCACTGGCCTGTTCACCGACATCGATGGCGTGGCGGGCACGTGGAACAACGAGGATTACACGGGCACCGTCAGTAACTTCCGGCCGGATCACCTGGCGCTGCTGCCCGACAAGAAGGGGGCGTGCAGCGTCATGGACGGGGCGGGCCTACTGCAGAACGCCGCGTTGGACCCGGCGATGAGTGACGCGGAGATCGCCATGGTACTGGCCATGCGGCGAATCGACAACGCGTCGTCCCATCAGGACATCGAAGCCGCCATCCGCACCGAACTCTCAGACACCGCCACGAACCCGGTGGGTATGCCAGCCGCGGCCGTGTATGTAGTGGAGGTGTTCGACAAGCACTTCATCTATGAGGACGACGGCAAGATGTACAGCGCGTCGTACACGTTCGACAAGAAGACCAAGACGGCCTCCGTTGACCTTGCGGGGCGGAAGGAAGTGAGGCGCGTCGTGAGCTATACAGGCACAGACGGTAAACGGGTAACACATAACAAGGAGCAAGCGATGGACAAGGAACAGGTCGTCGAGGACCTCATCAGCAACGCCAACACGGACTGGGATGAGGATGACAGGGACGCGCTGCTCGCGTTCGACGAGGCGCATCTGACGAAGATCGCAGCGGGCGTCCAGAACGCGGAGAAGTCCGAGGACAAGGACGAGCCCGAGGACAAGGACGAGTCCGAGGACAAGGACGAGCCCGTGGAGAACGAGGACGGCAACGAAGAGCCGCCGCAGACGGTCGAGGAGTTCATCGCCAACGCTCCCGAGGGCATGCGGGACATGCTCGAGGCAGGCGTTCGTGCCCACAAGGCGCAGCGCCAGAGGATCGTGACCGTCATCACCGCGAACAAGGCCAACACGTTCACGAAGGAGCAGCTCGCGACCAAGAGCATCGGAGAGCTCGAGAAGATCGCGGCGCTGGCCACGGCCGGGGCCAAGCCCGCCGTCTACGACGGCATGGCCGAGCCCGCCGACATCACGGGCAACGAGGAGGAGGAGCCTCTGACGCCTCCGGCGATGACGTTCGACTAGGCCACGCGCCGCACACGGCAGGGCCACAGACTACAGAAGGGCATCACAGGACATAGGCCTACGATCATAAGGAGATCAAGCGATGGCCAATCAGATTCAGTTGACGGGCGGTTTCATTCACGAAGAGGCGGATGCCAGTGGTGTGGTCAAGCCCGGCATGCTGCTCGAGCTGACCTCGGCGGATGTGGTCAAGGCACACGCCACCGAGGGCGGGTACAGCGAGCGCGCGTTCGCCGTCGAGGACGCACTGCAGGGCGACACCGTGGACGACTCCTACGCCGATGGGGCGCTGGTCTCGTACCACCTCGTCGAGCCGGGCGCGAAGGTGCAGGCGCTCATCAAGGCGGGCGAGGACATCAGCATTGGCGACAGGCTGGTCAGTGCAGGGGACGGCACCCTGATCGCTGAGGACAGCGTCGCGTCGGGCACCACGGTCAAGCAGATCATCGCAGTCGCTGCCGCGGCATGCGACCTGAGCGACAGTGGCGACGCCGACACGTTGTCGGCCGTGCGCGTGATGTAGGCCAACTACAATCTAGACCGGGCGTGATCTAGAACACGATAGGCCACGATTCAGAAAACAAGGCGCAGAAGGAGAAAGACAATGGACTACGTTTTGAATGGCCAGGCGCACGGTGACGTTGCGAGCCGCATCATGCAGGTGCATGGCAACGTCAACGCGTTGCGTCCTTGGCAGGGCAAGGACGGCAGGAGCTACATCACCGTCAACGAGGGCGGCACCATCAAGGCAGTGCCGATTCACAATGCGACGGCGACGCTGCGGAAGGACGACTGGAAGACGCTGGACGAGGCTGTCGTGAAGGCAGCCAAGCCGCGCCTCCGTGCCGTTGCCGACCTGCGTGGTCGGGGCCTCGAGTACGTCATCCCCAACGGCATGGGCAAGACGGTGCTCGAGACGGAGACCATGAGCGACATCACCGAGGCCTCCATCAGCATGGACGGCCTCCGCGAGAGCAATGCGGATCGGCCCGAGTTCGAGCTGACCAACCTGCCCCTCCCGATCATCCACAAGGACTTCGGGTTCAGCGCCCGCCAGATCATGGCGAGCCGCAACGGCGGCAGCCCGCTCGACACCACGACCGCGGAGTTGGCGGGTCGCCGGGTCGCGGAGATGGCCGAGCAGCTCACGCTTGGCACGGCGTCCTCGTACACCTACGGCGGCGGCACGATCTACGGTTACACCAACCGGACCGGTCGTCTGACCAAGGTGCTCACCAACCCGACCTCCAGCGGGTGGACTGGTGCCCAGACGGTTGAAGAGGTACTCGCCATGCGGAAGCAGTCGCAGGACGCGTATCACTACGGCCCGTGGAAACTGTACTGCTCCCCGAGCTGGGACACGTACATGGACGCCGACTACTCGACGAGCAAGGGCGACAACACCCTCCGCGAGCGGCTGGCCAAGATCAACGGCATCGAGGGCGTCGACACGCTCGACTACCTCACGGGCTACACGCTGCTGCTGGTGCAGATGACCAGCGACGTCGTCCGTGTCGTCGTCGGCATGGAGATCACAACGGTTCAGTGGGAGAGCAAGGGCGGCCTCCAGCTGAACTTCAAGGTCATGTGCATTCTCGTCCCGCAGATTCGGCTGGACCAGAACAGCAACAGCGGTCTGGTGCACGGCGCTGCGGCGTAGGCTGCATGGCGTACAGATACCTGGGCGGGCCCGTGTGCCCGCCCAGGCCTGTACAATGACGGTTTCTGTAATGACATTTTCTTGGGAAGGAGATATGCAATGGGTTTCTTTCGATTGAAGGCGGGGACGCATGTCCAGAACGACAGGACGTACAAGAAGGGCGACGTTGTCGAAACCGACATCGATCTGGCCTCGCTGTTCCCGGCCCAGTTCGACGCGACCGGCACTGCGGCCCCCTCGGCCCCTGTCGCCCCTGTGGCGGATGATGGCCCCGTGACCGCCGAGCCGCCAAAGAAGGCGGCACAGGTAGCGCCCTCGCCGCCCCCCGTGCCCCCGTCGACGTCGGATACCGACGGCACGAAGGCCGACGTGCGTGGCAGGGACGTTACCAAGCGATTTCCTCTCGCCGTCGACGAGGACTTCCAGATCTTCTACAAGAAGGGGAAGTACCGCGTTTACGACATCGACGCGCCCGCCAAGGCACTGAACCCGCGGGGCTGCACGAAGGTCGGCGTCGACAAGGTTATCAAGCGCGCTCTGGAGGCGTAGCACATGAGTGGGTGGCTGCCTATACCGGCGTGGCGAGGGCAGGACTGCTATATCATAGGCGGCGGTCCGTCCCTTCGGCAGTTCGACTGGCAGCTGCTGCGCGGCAAGCACACCATCGGATGCAACGACGCCTTCCGACTCGGACCGGACATTTGTAATGTATGCGTCTTTGGCGATCTGAAGTTTTGGGAGGCATACAAGCTGCAGTTGCGGATGTACGGTGGCATGGTAGTGACGAACTGCCCGGCGCTGTACAAGGCGAGCATTCCGTGGCTGCGATGTATGAAGCGGAAAGCGCGTGGCCTGTTTCTGGATGCGCTGGGGTGGAATGCGAGCACGGGCGCTGCGGCGGCCAACCTCGCTTTGCTCATGGGTGCCCAGCGCGTGTTCCTGCTCGGATTCGACATGGCGATGGGCAAGGACGGACCCAACTGGCACGACCACCAGCTCCAAGAAGTAACGCCCGCCAGTTACGACAGGTTCAGAAGCCAGTTCGCTTATGTGAAGCGGGACCTCGAGCGGCTCTGGCCGACGCGTGAAGTGATCAACGTGACGGACGGCAGTAGACTGGACGTGTTTCCGAAGGTAAGCGTAGACGCCCATTTCGGGCTAGGGAAGGAGAACGAGCATGGGGCCGTATAGATGGTTTCTGATTCTCGTGCTGGCGCTGGCCTGCGTCTTTGCGGGCTGCTCCAACATGCCGTCGGGCACCAAGGCGTGTTTGGCAACGGCGACCGCGACGCTCAAGGTCACGGTCAAGGACTATGATGCCGCCAACGAGCCTCCGTGGCTTGTGCCGGCAGACGCCACCGTAGAACAGCAGGCGGTCATCTACAAGCAACAGGTCGATCTGCTGATCTTCACTGTCCGCGAAGCGAACAAGAGCTTCGACACGGTCATGGAATGGGCGGAGGCGAACCGCAATTCCCCTCTTCCGGATAAGGAGGCCGAGTAAACATGGAGAAGGACCTAGTCGATCTGATTGTAGCCAAGATCGTCGAGCTTGGGCTGACGCTGCTCAAGAACGAGTCGATTCGGGACACAATCGAGGGCATCCTGCCAGAGCTGACCGAGATGGCAGTGGTGCATGGATTCGAGACTGTGGACTCCCTGCTCCAGAGCTTGGCCTCCGACCAGTCTGCAGATGCGTGGCGGCTGATCATCGAACGGGCTACGCCGCAGCGACGCATCGAGATCATGCGGCTGTCGCGGCAGGCTGCAGAGCAGGACGTCATCAACAAGATCAAACGGGACAGGCGGTCATGGGACCTGCTCATTGGACTACTGAAGGGCGCTGCCGCGTTAGCGCCGGCTGTCTTGCTCTAACATTGATGCTAGGGCAGGGTTGCGTGGCACCGGACGCCGTGCAGGTCGCGTCACCGGACAAGGACGTCATTGCCACTGCCGGTCCGCAAGACCAGCAGGGCGGCTCCGGTACCTCTGTACAGGTCGGGTCTGTTGCGGTCGATGGCGGCACGGTCGCGGTCGTGGTCGTTCTGGGCGCAGGCCTTGTCTGGTTTGCGATGCGGTCGAGGGCGAGGCGAAGGCTACTGGAATGGAGGGTGGCCAAGGACATGGGACGCCCCGCGGAGTGGAAGAAGCAGATGCAGGCGTTGGCCTCACGGGACGGCGTGGAGAGCGAGCTCCACAGAACAGTACACAGGCTGAAGCGTCGAAGTAGGAAGAGCCGAGCCTAGCATGGTACGGATAGCCGACAAGAGAACGCTCCAACTGGCCGAGGGCAGGTTCCGCCTGTTCCCGGGAGACATCGCGGTCGGCCTTGGCGGCAAGCTGGGACTCATCTACCCGATGGAGGACTTCCCCGATCTCAAGCCTCATATTGAGGTGTTGCGGATAGTGAAGTCGGGCGCGTACCTCGTCACGTTTGGTGATGCGTGGATACTGTTCAAGCCCCATCGACGGCACGGCAAGCTCATCCGTGCTCATAACGCCAACGGCCACTTCGGTGACATACTGGTCCCCGGTACGTTTGACCCGGTGGTGCAATACGATGTCACGTTCTCGAAGGGTGTGGAAGAGGTCGAGGGCGGATGGAAGTTTGTAGATGCAGAAGGGGCCACGGTCGGCCTGTTCCTTACCGACCTGTTCCTCCGCTTCGGTTCTCGTGTACGGAAGACCTCGGGGCAGGTTGAGATTGACCTGACAGGCGTCGAGCCGGATGAGCGAGGTGAGATCAATCTGGACCCCGGCACGCAGATCACCGCCGACGCCTTGGGCAAGAAGTACATCACCAAGTTTGTGCCGATGACGTTGCCGACCGTCGAGAGCGACTTTGACGACGCGTGGGACTTGGCGCACGGTTGGCCGAGCGGCATTAACTTGAGCGCTACAGGCCCCGGCGTTAAGAGCTACTGCTATGGGACATTCAGTCCCGACTATGCTCGTGCCTCCATCACGCGGAGCGCGGCGCAGTTCGATACGAGCGGATACCCGACGCCCTACTCGGCCATCCTGCAAGTCAGCTTTGGCACAGAAACCATGTCCCCCACCATTCGTGCGGGGGCGATCTCCACAGCCGATGTGACCGACGGCGCGATGTATGCCGATTGCCTCGATACGTGGGACGATTGGGGCGAGGCGACGCGCACTGGGGGAGCGGGCACGTATTATTACAGGTGGGACATTCTCTCTCGCTGGGGGGACTGGTCTGGCGTGGCGTCGCAGGTAGGCTTCCGCGAAGGTCACGACGTGTCGAACGTACGGCCCGGCTACAGCGAGGGAATGCACAGCATCAGCTCCGGCAACGTCCACATCGACATCGCGTGGGGTTGCCCTCGCCAAGCTCACCACAATAGGCACAGGAGAATTGCCTGATGCTCATAATCAAACAAGGCACGGCTATTACACTTCGGATTGGCCGGTACGTCGATGAGGACGACGGCAAGACGGCTGAGACCAGTTTGGTCATCAACGCAAGCGATGTTCTGTTGTCCAAGGCAGGCGGGGCCTTCGCTCCAAAGAATGAAGCGACCGGCTGTACACACGACACGCGAGGTTGGTACGCCTGCCCGCTCAACACCACCGACACGAACACGGTCGGCCAGTTGTGCCTTGAGGCGTCCGTGTCCGGCGCTCTCAGCGTCTGGCACGAGTACATGGTCATGGAGGCCACGGCATTTGAGTCGCTGTTCGGAACAGACAAACTACAGGTAGACGTGAGGGAGGTCGCCGGAGCGGCTGTGGCAGGCGTCGCAGACTTCAAGGCGACGGGCTACTCCACACTCGTTTCGGACGACGTGCAAGCGGCTGCGCTGGCTGCCGTGCAAGAGTATGATCCGCCAACGGACACCGAGATGTCCGATGCCTTTGCCGCACTGAACGACCTGTCCTCTGCGAACGTGCAAGCGGCTGCGTTGGCTGCCGTGCAAGAGTACGACCCGCCGACGAATGATGAGCTAGACAGCGCTTTGGCTGCTCTGGCCTTGCTCACTTCGGACGACGTAGAGACGGCATGCACCTCCTCGCTCGGTACATGGGGCAAGACAGGCTTTGCTCTCAGTACAGAAGGCGTGACGGCTGTGCAGAGCGGCTTGGCAACGACGGTCGTGGTCACAGCGGGCTTCACTGAGATCAAGGGCGATGGGTGGTCGGAGAGCACAGATACGCTTGAGGTGATCGGGGCATACGTGGATGCGATCAAGGCCAAGACGGACACGCTGGGTTCTGTGTCTGTGACCTATACCGGCCCTGCCTATGCAGACGGCACGTGGATTGTTTACGCGGGCGATGACTGCTTGGCGTCGGATGGCCGTGAGATTGGCGCTACGGTTAGCAATTACGACGGCGTTAGCTTGGATGGTGCCACGGCGGTCATGCGGCTGATCTCCACCACCGATTACAACGCATCGGATACGGCAGCGACCGTTGAAGTCGATGCAACAGTTAGCCAAGACGGAACAACGGTGACCCTGTCCGCCGATCTTACCGCAGCACAAACAGCAGCGCTAGGGACGATGCCTCCGGGGAAGCAGTACAATTACATAGTGCAGTTCATCGTAACGGTAGGCGCGTCGTTGATCACGCTTGTCACTGGTAAGATGACGGTCAAGAAGCGGATAGCCGCTGCCACGTAAGGGGTATATATGTCAGGCAATATGAATCCCGGCGATTTCACGCGAGCGCAAGAGGCGCTTGTGGAGAAGATCGCGTTCCGTGCTATCAATGAGGTAGGCAAGGAACAGCGACGACAGATCGACGAACTCAGAGACGGGTTAGGTGCGAAGATCGACGACTTGGCCTCCCGCGCCGACGAGCATATGGACGCCAAGATCGTGAAGCACGCGGCCACATGTTCGGTGCGGAAAACCGTCGACGAGTACGTCAATCAGATTCGAGGCGGCGTGCGAGTGGGCCGTGCTGTTTGGGTTCTGGTCGTGGTCGTCGCCGGATGTGCAGCGACTTTGGTTACGCTGGCCACGAAGCTCGTCATGGCCGCGCAAGGGAGATGACATGGCTGTGCGGACGACAGCAGCTGCAATCGGAAAGATCATCGAGGTCGACGCTACCGTTAGCACAGATCTGGCCCCGTTCATTGAGGTTGCCAATGCGCTGGTGACCGAGTTGTGCAGTGACTCCGGGTACACGGACGCGAGGCTGGAGCTGATTGAGCGGTGGCTCTCTGCGCACTTCTATGCGGTCAGAGACCCCCGTACGTCATCCGAGTCTGCAGGCGTATCCGTGAGCTACCAAGGCCAGACTGGTATGCATCTCGACCTGACCACGTATGGCCAGCAGGCGATGCTCCTTGACACAGATGGCAATTTGGCAGCCTTGAACCAGAAGCCTAAAGCGGGTATCAAGACTGTAACGCCGGGCATTACGTGGCTCGGCACTGAGGACGAGGACGACGACGAATGAGTATCCTGACCAGAATGCTACGGCAGACGGCCGTGTACTGGGCACCGAGTGGCAGCGATGCCTACGGACGTACCACGTTCGCGGACCCCGTCGAGCTGTCCTGCCGTTGGGAGGATACTGCAGAGGAGTTCATCGACGCGCAAGGCGAGAGACAGGTGTCCAAGGCGAAGGTCTATGTCGGAGAGGACATCGAGCCCGGCGGTTACATAATGCTTGGCGATCTGGACGACGTCGACGAGGACGCCAATCCGCGAGAGGTTAGCGATGCGTGGGCTATCCGGTCCTTCGCCAAGACACCGAACTTGAAGGCGACCGCGTTTCTGCGATTGGTTATGGTATAGAGTATGGCTACCACGTGCAAACTCAAAGGGCTGGACAAAGCCATCAAGGCCCTCCGTGGGAGGGGCAAGACGGATGCCGTGGCCTTTGAACGCAATATGAAACGTGCAGGGCTTTTTCTGCAGCGCGAGAGCCAGCGCGTGGTGCCTATTGATACATCCAACCTGAAGAACTCTGCATTTACGCGACAGGTAGGTGCCGGGTGGGCCATCGACGTCATCGTTGGCTACACGGCGATGTATGCGGTCTATGTACACGAGAATCTAGAGGCGCGTCATGCACCGGGCAAGCAGGCGAAGTTCCTCGAGGGCCCGCTGCGTGTGCATCGGCAGAGGATCATCCGTATCATTCGAGGTGAGCTGTGAGACACCCACCGGGACTGATTGTAGTTGAGATGATACGAGGCCGCATCGGACCGTACGGCACGTTGCCTACGGATAGTGGCGAGTGGCCCCTGTTCTATACGCACCAGCCGGATTCGCCGGATGATAGCCTCTGCCTTTACGATACGGCAGGGGAGGTACAGGGGCGTTTGGCGTCGGGCGAGCATCAGGAGCAGTACGGAGTTCAGATTCGCATACGGTCTGCAAGCCATGCAGATGGATGGCGGAAGGCCGACGAGATGCGGGCCATGCTGGAGGTCATCCACCGAGAGACCGTACTGGTGGAGGACTGCACTTACATGGTCGACGTGATGACGCAGCAGTCACCGATCTTGTCGTTAGGACAGGAGACGGACACGGCCAAGAGGCGGTTCCTATTCACTATCAACTACCTTGTCTGGATAAGCCAGACGGACTGAAGGGAGCATTACAATGGCAGACGGCATTGCAGGAACGGGCGTAACGCTGGCAGGCGATGCGACGGGCAGCATCGGGATGATTCGGAGCGTTTCCGTTGGTGGCACCGACACCACGAAGGTCGATATCACCACCACCTCCGACGAGTTCAAGAAGTACGTTTCGGGCCAGAAGGAGCCCGGCGAGATCACCGTCGAGATGCTGTACGACAAGACCAATTACGACGCCATCCTCGACGCGTGGATCGCGGGCGACACTGAGGAGTTCACGGTGACGTTCGCTGACGGGTCGACGTGGGTGTCGGATGGGTTCATCAGCTCCGGCGGCAACGTGAGCGCGCCGCAGGATGGCGAGATGCCTCACGATCTGACCATCAAGCTGTCCGGCTCGCCGACGTTCACTGCGGGCTCGTAGCACGAGCATGAACATGGGCGTGGTGACGGGCCTCCAATAGGGGAGGCCCCGTGGGAAGGAGATGTGAGATGGCGTATTTGACGCGAGAGCAGATTCTGAACACCGCTGGTAAGCTCCAGCGGGAGGAAGTGCCGGTCCCCGAGTGGGGAGGCTCTGTCCTCGTTCGTGAGCTCACGGCCGAGGAGCGAGATGCGTATGAGGCATCGATCTTCCAGGCGCGTGAGGTCAACAACAAGATCAAGGTCGAGTGGTCGCGGGACAACACGAAGGCCAAGCTCGCCTGCCGGTGCATTATCAGTGAGGCGGGCGAGAGCCTCTTCTCCCAAGAGGACGTGGATGCGCTTGGCCGTCTCTCGGCAACGGCGCTCAACCGGGTCGTCGACGTCATCCAGCGGCTGTCCGCTATGACCTCAAAGGACATCGAAGAGCTTGAGGGAAACTGAAGCGCCGCTCAGGTCGGCGCTTTGCGTTTAAGCTAGCGCTGGCCTTGGGCGGGATGACCGTCAACGAGATGCTGCGTCGCATGTCCAGTTCGGAGTTTTGCGAGTGGCAGGCTTACTACAACATCGACCCGTTCGGAAGCGAGCGAGAGGACCTGCGTGCAGGTGCGATGACGAGTCCTCTCATCAATATGTGGTTGAAGTCGGGGTCGAAGAAGACCAAGGCGTCCGACTGGATCATGAAGTTTGGCGAGCGCGCGGAGCAGGCCCCGGACACTATCAAGAACGTGTTCAAGGCGCTGGCGCGGCGAGGCAAGATCGGGCCCGAGCAGATACGAGAAGCCCGGAAGCGCAGAGCAGCCAGACGGAAGGCAAAGAGGAACAGGCATGGCCAACCTAGCCACGATTAGCGTGTCGCTGCGGATGGACTCTGGTCAGTACCAAGCGGCCATCGCCCGTGCAGAGGCGTCTCTCCAGACGCTAGGCGTAGGGGCGAAGGCGGCGATGCGCGCGGTCGACATGCTGTCTGGTAGATTGATCCTTGCCGCGGGCGCGGGCTTCGGGGCGCTGATGAAGATGGGCTCGGATACGCAGGAGTCCATGAGTAAGTTCTACGCCGTGTTCAAAGACCAGGCCGACGCCGCGCTGAAGTGGTCGGAGACGCTGGCCAACACGGTAGGCCGATCGCAAACGCAGGTCGCAGGGTATATGGCGTCCATGCAGGATACGTTCGTCCCGCTTGGATGGGCGCGCGACAAGGCACGCGAGTTGTCCGAGCAGATCGTCAAGCTCTCCATCGACCTCGGGTCGTTCCACAACACCACGGACGAGGAGGCCATGATGCGTCTGCAGTCGGCCCTCGTTGGTAACCACGAGGTGATGCGACGGTATGGCGTGATTCTCAACGAGGACACGCTGCGGCAGGAGCTCTTCACGATGGGCGTCCGTGGTGGGACGCAGGCCGCGTCGACCCAGCAAAAGGTCATGGCTCGGTTCAACGTCATTATGAAGGGAACTGCAGACGCGCACGGCGATGCCGAGCGGACGGCAGGTAGCCTGACGAACTCCATGCGCGGCATGATGGGTGCGATGAAGGACGCGGCGAACAATCTCACTGGCCGTGTCATCCCCGCCGCAACGGGCACGATTAACATCCTCAAGCAGTTGGCCTTCGACCTCCGCGACATGCCCGCGGAGGAGATGGACAGGCTCGTCGCGGCAGCGAAGCGCCTGTTCATGGGGTTGGTCAAGCTCTATGTGGCGAGCAAGGCCATACAGGTACTGATGGCCGTCGGACGCGCCGCCAACATGCTCGTCAGTGCGGTGCAGGGCGTGGTGTCCATTGTCAAACTGTTCACGGCAGCAAGCCAAGCAGCATCGCTCTCGGCCAAGGCATATGCAGCGTCGGAGCTGATGGCTACGGGAGCGACCACGGCCAAGGGCGCTGCTGTGGTATCTGAGACCACGGCGGTTGGCATAAACACGATGGCCACCAACGCGAACACGGCTGCCAAGCAGGTCAATATGATGGTGACCAAGGCGATGGCGGCGGGCCCGCTCGTTGCGCTGGCTGCCGGGTTTATGTATGTAGCGTATCAGGTGATGAAGGCTCGCATGGAGATGATCAAGATTCAGGCCGAGTCGCGAGCGTTCGCACGAATGCAGTCTGGTATTACATCGGCACGTAAGCACGTCAAAGAAGCGAAGACGCTGGAGGAAAAGGCAGGCGCACTGCAGACCTACGTGACTCTGCTGGAGCAGCAGAAGGAGCTGTTCGAGACGCAGGAGTCGGAGTTCGAAGGTAGCAAGCGAGAGGCAGCGGAGGCCAGAACACGCGTCGCCGCGAAGCTCCTTGAGAAGCAGCAGGCGGCGCTTCAGGCGGTCAATAAGGAGTTGGCGGCGCAGAAGAAGCACGAGGCATCCGTGGAGCCCCTGAACAAGGCGCAGCAGAAAGTACAGAACGCCATCGAGGGGACGCTTGCGGGTTTGGAGAGGCAGAAGGCCACGCTTGGTATGACGTCGGCCGAGATGGAAATCTACAAACTGCAGTCGTTGGGTGCCACGGACGAGCAGATCAAATTGGCGAAGGAGACGCAGGCCGCAACGGCCGCAATGGAGCAGGAGCACAAGCGCGTGGAGGGCATTACGTCGACGCTGGCCGATCTTGATAAGCAGGTGGCTCTCCTCCGTAGCGGGGAGCCCGCCGTGATCTTCGATCTGCGAAACCTCAATGCGGGTGCGGACAAGATCGCCGCCGCACGTAAGCAGATGGAGATCATCAAGCAGCTTACCGAGGAGCAGAACGCCGCGACACGGCAGCAGCAGGAGGCCGATCGTATCCGCGAGAGCGTACAGACGAGGGAAGAGGCGCACCGTAAGCAGCTCCTCAACCTGTGGTCTCTCTACGACGATGGCAAGATCAGCGAGCAGACGTACTCTCGTGCATACGACAAGGCCAAGCAGGAGTTCGATGCTGCAGACAAGACGGTAGGCCCGATGGACGTTGGCCAGGGCCAGACTATCCGTACGTCGCTCGTCGACGTTGCGGGGCTGAACATGACGCGAGACGACCCCATTGTAGCTGAGACGAAGAAGACCAACACGGCGCTCGACCGCATCGTCAAGGCTACGGAGGCGTTCCTTCAGAAAGAAGGGCTGACGTAAATGGCTACACTGCATATCGACATCACAGATGGCAGCGGCGGTGTATACGACAAAGACGGATGGCGATTCGACCGTATCGCCAAGGTGACCGGCGTGCCCGGTGTGGGTCAGGCCCAGATCAAAAACGCCGTGGACTCGCTGATCGCCGCGGTCGGGGACATCGGGTCGGATCACCCAACGGTGAGTTCGTGCAAGCTACGCGGGTATACGCCAACGTCCGTGGCCAATGGTATCGTGACGGTCAAGCTCACATACAAGGACGAGGACACGGAGGTGGACTCGGTCGACCCCGAGGACATCGACATTCGCGTTGGCACGTCCGTGTCGCAAGTACAGACGAACAAGGACAAGGACGGCGTTCTGATCACCGTCGCATATACATACCCCACCGACTACATGTTGGACATCAAAAAGCGCGGCCAGACGTTTGTGCAGGGCGTTATGATGTCCAAGATGAATCCGGGCACTACTTTGACGTGCACTCGCACGGAGTCCAGTTCCCCTGCCGTGAGAAGCCGATTGTACACTGGTAAGGTGAACGAGGCGGGGTGGGAGGTTGACCCCGACGCGCTGGCACGGACGTGGATGTGCATGGGTATCGAAGGCAACCGCGACAAGGCCACGGGTCACTACAGGGTCACGTACTCGTTCCAGTACCGCGATGACACGTGGGACGAGGACGCCATCTTCATCAACCCAGACGACGGCAAGCCGCCGAAAGACCTCGTCGACTCCGTGGGCCAGTGGACGCCGGAGCTTGTGGAGAGCATCGACTTCAATGGAATGGCTTTGACATAGAACTGTAGGAGACTGATATGGCGAATGTACAGTCAATCGAAGGTGACGTCCTCATTCGAGGAGCCCTCCGTGTCACGGGCACTGTGACGATGGGCGCTGGTAGCATACAGGACGGTGCCGTCAATGCCGCGGCAGATCTGCAGTACAGCAAGCTCCAGCATCAGCACAGGCCCGTCTACCGGCAGGAGTCCGAGACGACTGCAGCAGCCGAACAGCAGACGATTCACGTCGTGGTTGGGGCCACGGGCACGCTGCTCTCCGTCAAGGCAGGCTGCGTCACTCCATGCGCAGGCAACGCCACTATCACGGTCGACCTGCTGGTGAACGGCGCGTCTGTACTGGACTCGGCGTGCATCGAGCTGAGCAGCGCGGAGGCGGCGTACGAGCTGCTCGCTGGCAGCATCGACGACACCGCACTCGAGGTCGGGGACGTTATCGAGATCGATGTCGCCGTCGATGCAGGAACGGGCACGCTTGGTGAGGGCCTGTTCTGCGTCGTAGACCTGTCCGAGGCCGCAATCTAAGGACGAGACGATGGCCAAAATGCCAGAGTTCACGGGCAAGCCCGATGGCCTTCGGGACAAGTTCAATCTGATGTCCAAGGCCATCGAGCCCCTGACGTCTATCACGGGCGACGGGCTGATTCTGGTCAACGCCGCGGCAAGCGGCATTACACTTCGTCTCGACATCAATGCGCTGCTCGCCAGAATTCCGAAGTACATAGACGACTCGTTCGACGCCGTGATCCTCGAGTCTACGCACATGAATGGGGAAGGCACAGCGCACGCTACGGACCCGTCGACGCAGTGGTCTTACCTGTTTGCGGAGGTCGTCAAGACGGGTGATCTGCACGCGGGCTGGACTCAGCTATCCGGCGGCCGGACCGGTACGGCGTATAACCGCATCGAGATTCCCAATACTACAATCACAGTGGGCGATGGGAACGCGGACCAGCGCATGGGCAACGGTGTGATCTTAGAGCACTTGGATTACGATGGCGACGGTATATATGAGTTCACGCCGATGCCAGCCCAAGATGACGTTGTCTACAGAATGACCCCGTCGGTGCGTATGAATGGATCGGTGCCTTCGATAGAGTACTGGTTCTCCGATAACAATGGCATTGACGGGGGATGCGACTGATGCCCGGCCATCCTCTAATCATAACGCCGTGCTGCCCAGCCAATTATAAGGTCACGCCGTGCTACGAGCCGGCTCCTACGCCGTGCGTTCTATGCCCCAATACACTCACGCCCAAGTGGATCACCGTCGAACTTGAGGGGATCGTTGTGCCCGTTGGCACTTGTTGCGATCGGTCTAACGTGTTCAACACGTGGTCGTCCAAGATCACAGCATGCGATGAGGTCAATGGGACATATGTAGTGCCGTTTCAGTTAGGCAGTCCGTATTGTGAGTGGGAGCTAACCACAAGCAAACAGATAACCAGGTCAATATGGGGCAATGCTACATGCAGTGGCCCTGCCGCAGGGACGGCTACGGATGATATCCATCTGTACTTAGCATATTACCATGCCAGTGGTGTCCCTCGGTTTGACTTTCGGGTTATGTCGTTGGGGGTGGGCATCAACCTCTTCCAAGGTCGACTGAGCGGACGTTCCATTGACGAATGTCCGACGTTGCCCGCGTTCACCAACACGGCCACGGCTGCCTGTGGAGCAGGGGTTTTTGGGTTCGCAGATGGTTATGATGGTACGGCGACGCTGATACCGGGGGACGTCTACGGTCCCAACCTCCGATGCCCCGGCGGTGATCCAATCTACACGAACACAGACCTCAGTTCGGTTCTCGGCAAGGTAATTGTAATGGAGGAGGACGACGGCGAGGGAGGCGTGCAGGAAACGTGCTGGCAGGTGGAGCTGAACGACACGGCTAACCGAAACCAGGGGTGGATTTCGTGGACCGAGTGTTGTGACACCTGTGCGAACTGCTGCGACGAAGATTACGATTGCGAGGCGGAAGGTGACTGTGCATAGCAGTACAAACCGCGATGACCGTACGAGCATGCAACTGACGCCCTCCCGTGTCCGTGCGTTGCGGCTACGGCGTACGCGGGGCGTACGAGGTTTGGCCCCTGCCGCGACTGTTGGCCTACATGCGACCAACGTACGGATATGCGCTGATTGCCCTGACAGGCCGACGTGTGTAGTGTGGACTTCGCTTAGCCCATGCAACCGGCAGAAGGCGCTTGGAGGGGACCCGCGGTATGCATGCCCAATAGGACGATTGGAAACTGCAACTGGTGGTGCAGTATAAAGGGAAGGACGCAACGGTGAAAATTCGTGTCACGCAGGATAAGGTGAAGCACAACGGTGAGGTACTCTCCAAAGGCTACATATTCGAATCAGGGGTCGACTGCAGTGCTCTCTTCCCCGACCGGTTTGAACTGGTATCCGATGAGCCTGACGAGAGCGCGCCTGTGCGTGTACCGGTAGCACGCAAGCTGATTGTTAGCTGCTACACGGAGGGGCCATACCACGATGTGATACGGCGGTTCTTCCTCCCGTCCGTGGAGCGCCTGGGCCTCCCTCATTATGTAGAAGAGCTGCCCAACCACGGAGACTGGACAGCCAACCTCTTTGAGCGGCAGGTTATGATGCTGCGGCTGATGAGGGAGATGCCGGATACCGATCTGCTGTTGGTAGACGCCGACGCGAAGATACACTCTGACCCGTGGCCTTACTTAGACTCGCTGCCCGTGTGCGATATCGCTGTACACTACTTCAGGCGCAATCGGGTGTGCGGCGGTACACAGTTCTTCCCGGGATGCAACGTAGGCAGAGAGCGGCTGATGGATGCGTGGGTGGCCCGCAACGGGCGCTTCCCTCGTAGGACCGACCAAGACAACCTCCGTCTGCTTCTGCAGAGAGACACATCGTTCCGTGTCCGCCGCCTGCCTGCCGAGTACTGCTTCATCTTCGATCTGCACAGAGAGCAGTTCCCCGACGCCACGCCAGTCATAGAGCACTTTCAGGCCTCCCGTGAACACAAGAAGGAGGTCGGCGCGCATAACGCGCCAGAGCCAGAGCCAGAGCCAGTGCGCAGGCGCGTGCATAAACCACACCGCCGTTGCGGGCCCAAGAAGCCGCTGATACTGCATATGTATAAGCGATTCCAGTGTGGTGGGGCAGAGCGTATCTTCCAATCTACAGTGCGTGCGCTTGGCGACAAGTACGACTTTGCTGCATGTGCATCCGAGCCCAACAAAGCGGGCACGTCAATGACCGATCAGTACATATGCACGAGTGTGCTAAGGAAGAAGCGGTATGCAGAAGCCGTGGCTGACTACGCCAAATCGATAGACGCCGATCTCATTCACTGTACTGTCTTAGACCGAGACACGCGGCGAGCACTGAAGGCGGCGACGCCGCTGCCTGTGATTGACAGCGTGTTCAACACGGCCAATTTAGACGATGCGGGCGATTGGGACGGAGAGCGGATGGACGCGGTGCTCACAGATTCGGTGATCACACAGCGGAGGGGCGTAGACGTGTCCGTGCCGATGCTCCTTCCGGGCATGATGGCGGATGTGGATCAGTTCGCCCCGATGAATGGACCTCGTATGACGGTGGGCCTGCTGTGCCGGTGTGCTTCTGAGAAGCGCATCGACCGTTTCATCTACATTGCACACAAGGTACACGAAACGCATCCTACAGTACAGTTCGTGTGGGTGGGTGGATGCGGGCTGGACAGCGAGCAGAAACGCTACAATGACCTGATGCGGCAGAACGAAGGCCACATCACCGTCACTGGTATAACAAACCGTCCCGAATGCTGGTTGGCCGGGATGGATATGATGCTCATCACCAGTGACATAGAGGGAGGGCCTACCGCACTAGCAGAGGCGCTGGTATGCGGAGTGCCTGTGGCATCCCGTCCCGTCGGTAATGTACATTCGCTTGCCGAGCAGGGGTACCCAATCACCATTTGCGAAACGGACGACGAGTTCGTATCGCACATCTGCAAGACGGCGGATGCCATGCCAAGCGCACCGCGTCATCGTCTAAGCAAGCGGATGGTATCGCAGCTGTCCAACCGCAAGACCATGGCTCGCATCGGCTCGCTCTATCAGAGGCTGCTGAACCCGCCGCTTGTATCCGTGCTGATGCCCGCCTTCCAATCCGCCGATTACATTGAGGATGCCATCGCGTCTATGCAGAAGCAAACGTACCGCCAATGGGAGCTGGTGATTGTAGTGGATGGCCCCGATGACGCGCTGGAGGCTGCTATTGCACGAGCCAAGGGCACGGACGCTCGTATTAAGATGCACGTCACGCCGCACGGGGGGTACGCGAAGGCGACGAACTTTGCATTGGCCCACAGCACTGGTGAGATCGTGGCGCGACTGGACAGCGATGACATGCACGCACCCGAACGGCTGTCGTGGCAGGTAGCCCACCTACTCAGTTTCCCGGACATGGACATCTCCACGACTGGTATGGGTATCTATGCCATGGATGGGAAGTACATAAAGGATCACGCAGTCCCCGCCGTGGACGCGGCCAAGTATATGAAGGGCGACTTCCGGCATGGCCCTGTTGGCGCGTCCATTGTGGCCTCGCGTCAGTGGTATGACAAGGTGGGTGGCTTTGACCCGGATATGGAGTGGGCAGCAGATGCAGACTGGAACATACGGTCTATTCGGGCGGGGGCTGTCTGGGGTACGCTGAAGCGGCCCTTGTATTACTACCGCATGCACCCGAAGCAGATGACCAAGCGCGCGACGCAGCTACAGAAGGATACGTTTCGCCGTGCACTCCAGTCCCATCGCCGTCGGAAGGAGCGAGCGATATGAGACGCATGGTTCTCGTAGAACGAAGGGCCGACGAACGAAGCGCGCCGTGGATGGATTTGGTTGCCTCTGCACTTCGTCGTGCTGGTTACATAGTACGGCGGTGGCGCAATAAGCGCCCGGTCCCGGCAATCCTAACCTCATGCGATCTCGTCGTGCTATGGAATGGTATCCATCCGCTGTACGATGAGATATCGCCTCTATGCAAACGATCTGGCGTGTCGATGGCTTTCGCGGAGTTAGGATGGATGCCTCAGGACGGGGCTATCCAGTTAGACCCGGAGGGCATCAACGCCAAGGCCAGCTGGATGCACGACCCCGTGACTTGGAGATCGGGTGGTTGCGTTGACGTACCCAGCGGCGATCTGCTTGTGATACTACAGAGCGACGGGGACACGCAGATACGATGCCTGTCTCCGTACTTCAAAAACATGGCCGCGTTTATTCGCCACTTGGCCGACCATAGTTTATGTCAGATGCGCGTGCGACGGCACCCGCGTGCCGTGGCCTCGAAGGATGTAGTGCAGACCGTCGATGGCAGCGACAAGATGACGTGGGATCGGTCGGCCAGTCTGGACGAGGCCATGGAGAGCGCGTGTGCTTTGGCGTGCGTGAACTCCACGTGCGGACTGGAGGCGCTGGATATCCATCTCCCGGTGCTGTGCTACGGGGACGCGGTGTACAGACGAGAGGGGGCTGTGTGGTGTATGACGGCGGACCCGTCGTTGACTCGCGACCGCACAAAGCAGCTGGACGCCCGTTGTTGTGATCAGATCATAGATGCGCAGACGGCCGTGCTAAGACATGTATTGTCGCATCAGTACACGGCAGAGCAAGTACCTGATAGGGTGATGGCGCTGATGCGTAATGCAGTGAATCGCAAGATGGTGCTATGATGTAACATACATATCAAACAGGGGCGTCCGGCCTCCTTCCCACCGCCCACCGCCAGCTGGGCGTCCCTGTCATTTTTTCCTCATGAAACTTGATGCGATCATCCGACAGTTGTAGTGTGTAGAGTGGTATAACACCGGGAAGGAGTTTGACATGTATGCGAAATGCTCATGGTGTGGCGATGGATTCGACTCCCATGACGGCGGTCAGGTCTGTGCGGAATGCGGCCGTGTGGCGTGCCCCGACTGCGAGCGCGGGCTGTTCCACGAGGACGCGTTCGTATGCAGCGAGTGTCGTCATGGGCACGTAGAGAACGCCCCCGTTTGCCTGCTAGGGCCGGGTGGCGAGTTCACCCGTTCGTGGCCATAGGAGATTGACGGCATGAAACACTGGAGTCAAAAGAACGGCCCCGCGACACGCGCACTGCTTGAGGCGGGACGCCCGCTCATCGAACTCGCGCTGTCCTACGACTGGACGTCCATCGTGGACTTCGGCTGCGGATTCGGTTTGCACTGCGAAGAGTTCACCAGGGCAGGCAGGCGTGCGACCGGCGTAGATATTGCCTTCCAGCCAGAAGCCACGGCGCAAGCAGCAAAGGAGGGTTACGCGCTAATCGCGTCCGACTGGAGCCATCTGCCTAATCGCATATGGGACGCCGGGTACTCATTCCATTCTCTCGAGCATACGCGCGACCCTATCGGAACATTACATACGTGGGGGGCCAAGCTGAAGCCGGGCGCGATGTTCTTCGTCGGCGTCCCAATTCACAAACCCGACGTGGCGTGTGGTCACATCGCCGTCGGATGGAGCGTAGGCCAGCTCGCGTACTGTATGGCCGTCGCTGGGTTCGACTGCAGGCAAGGCCACTTTCTACGGTGGGGCGGGACAGTGTACGGTGCAGCGAGACGGCTCAATGTGATGGCCATCGCAGACGTCCACGGCGGATGGAACGAGGCTGCGGATCGTCTGCCGGACGGATTGGTATGGCATGACAAGCTTCACTTCGCTGGTGATGTAGCCTCAATTAACTGGCCGGATTCGTCTTCGGGGCCGGGCCGCTCTGACTAGGTATTGGGCACGGAAGGAGATACAGATGAGCGAGTACAAAGGCGGAAGTTCGGGTGGCCTTGTGGTTCTGGCTGTCTTCCTTGCGATCTTTATTATGGTCGCGGACATCGTCCAACGCAGAATGAGGGAGACGGAGAGGCATCCGCGGGCTATAACCAATGATGCTGTCGTGCGCCCGCCCGCCGTCCTCCTCCCAATTCAGGAAGGATGGCCACTGGAGGTGATCAACGCCCGTCACCGTGTCGAGGTGCTTCTGGACGCTCTGTATGAGCACGAGTCGGTCGGCGGCACCCAACTGGTAGGGGACGGCGGCAATGCACGCGGCCCCCTTCATATTCATGAAGCCTACTGGCACGACGGCTGCGAGGAGGGGAAGGTTCTGAACGACGCGGGATGGGAATACGCCACGGCCGTGTGGGACGTCTGGAAGAGCAGACAGGTGGCAAAGTGGTACTGGCACCGGTACTGCCCCCAGGCCCTCGCTGACGGCGACCAAGAGGTACTCGCCCGAGTACACAACGGCGGGCCGCGAGGCGCAGAGAAGGCATCCACGAATGCGTACTGGGCCAAAGTGCAGCTGGTTCTGGCGTCTATGCGGTCCGCCACAGACAAGTAAGGGAGATCGGAATGCACCTCATCTCAAGATTAGCATGCACCGTGTTCGCGTTCCTCGCCGGGTGTATCATCGGCCCGTTCGTCGTGGCCCTTTTCGTATGGGAGGAGGAGGTCACGCTGAATGAAATCTCGCGTGCTATGAGATCTGGCCGTGGCAAGCGCCGGCGCTAACCGCAGTCGATCATCAGCCCCGTTTCGAGCGCGTGTATATGAGTGATCATCACGATCTGCACATGCATTTCCTTCGCAAGCGACTCGAGCAGCGACCGGACCCGTGGCAGGTTCTTCCTGTTGACGAACTTGAATGGCTCGTCCAGTATCAGTACACGGGCGGGCCGTGGCTGTCTGGATAGCATGATGCATGATAGCCGGAGAGCGAAGGCGGCGACATCCACGGGCCCGCCGCCGGACGCCGTCATCGGGTCGACCTGCACGCCATCGCGCTCAAACACCAGCCTCGCCTCCGTGCGCCCTCGCTTCTGCTCAAACAGGATGCGGAACTCGTATGGGTCGTCGTAGACGGCGCGTAGGCACCGCGACACGACGGATGCGATATGCGCGTGGGCCTGCTCCTGTACCTGCTGCGCGACCTCCTGCACGATAGCCCGTGCCTGCTCAAGGAGCGCGATGCGCCTTTTGGCTTCCTTGAGTTCGGATGCCTCTCGCACGGCAGACTCGTGGGCAAGGCGGAACGACGCCAGTCGGCCATCGACGGCCGATCGCCATTCCCCTATTGATGTTAGATGTCCGTCACGCGCTTCTTCGTGGGGTTGCCCTTGCATCGTCTCGATTCCTGTAGGCGTGCCTTGCTGTGGCATTTGGGGCAGATGCGATTCCACGGCCCCCTTGATACAAACTCCTTGTCACACCGAAGGCACCGCCGCGTCTTTCTGGTCGTTGATGACATCTCCGTGTTCCCTTTCGAATTGCGCATAGGCCTCGTCGAACTTCTGCTTTGCCTCTTGCTGCTCCTTGGTCAGCTTGACCATCATCGCCTTTGCCTCTTTGATAGACGAGCATCCGTACTCGTCTGCGATTCGCTTCATCGTGGCGTCCAGCTCTCCACGAGCACGGTCGGCCTCCCGTTGGAGGGTGGCTATGCGTGTTTTCAGCGCTGTGTAGTCTTCTGCATCAGCCATCGTTCATCGCTCCTGTGACTACAGCCCTTAGCTCGGGTGATGCGTCGATGCGGTCGAGTGCTTGTCTAAGCGCATCCGCAAAGTCGAGGTCTGTGGTCTGCAGCACTTCTAGTTGAGATAGGAATGCTTGGATGCTCTCCGCGGTCCCCGTGGCGTCTCCCAATGGTGCGGTCTCGATGACGTCCTCGCTGGTGTCTATGGCCCACTGCGAGACGTCGCCGTTGGCGTGAATGAGGCCGATGGTCGGCTCGTACGACGCCTCGTCCGTCTTACGCCGCATCATCGTACCGCAGTTGATAGCTGTTCCGTGTGAGGTGGTATGTACAAACCCACTGTGGTTATCGCCAATGACTACGACGTCATACCCTTTCCACGAGCGAGGCCATCTGTCGAATCTGCCCGCTGCCGGCGCGCCTGTGTATCCGTGGCCGTCTATCCATCTGTACTCGTGGATGACCGCTATGTTAAGGATCCTGCTCCTCTCGTCCGTGTAGTCTTCCGGCAGAGGGGTCACGCGTGCGTTCCATGGGAACGTCCAGACGCGCGCGCCGTTGATTAGCGCGAATCGGTTCTCCGGGCAGTTGAGCTTCCCGGCCGCGACGAGCGTGCCGAACGCCGACCGATGAATCTGCTCGACGTCGTGCATTGGGAGGTCGTGCTGCCCGGGGATCGCGATCATCTTGGGTAGCCGTTCTATGGCGAAGTTGATGAGCTCGGGAGGGCTCTTCCACTTGTCGAAGATGTCGCCCGCACACAGAATGGGGATGCCTTGGTGATCAATGGCACGGAGCGCCGATAGCGGTCTATCCATCGCTGCATACCAGTCCGGCTCCCCCGCCCTGCAGATGGGGGGTTTCACCGTGAGGTGGATGTCGGCGCAGACCGCCGCGATGACCGGGGGAGTGGCTGCCCGCAGGTCGGGCATGTCTTGATGGCATCGAGGGAGTGCTGTGCCGATGCTATTCTTTTCTGTAGTGTCCATAGGTGCGACTTCTGTTCGCGTGTTATAAAGAGCAGCTGCCTCAGCGCCTTCGTTCTCTTCTGTAGGGACAGCCAGTAGCCACACCGCTGCCCCACTGGACTCGGGTTCGGTGTCGCGCGGGTGGCGGCGTCCGTAAGCCTCGTCGCCGTCTCCACGAGTGAGTGCAGCGTACTCGCTCTCCGTCCTACTCTCGTACAAGCCTCGCCCAACTCGACCACTTTTCGTGCGTCGCGTGCCGTGCGTGTCGCGGCCCGTGTCGCCCTTTTCGCGGCAGTGGCACAACGGACCAACTCGGCCAATAAAGTCGCCCTCCGCCCAAGTCTGATAGCCTCTTGCGCCAGATTTTCGACCATGCACAAGGCACGGTTGGCGGCGACCGCGCATCGGTGCCGTTGGCGCTCGCGTTTTGCCGCGTCGAGTCGGGTCTGGATGACGTCGGCCTTCATCGCGGACCTACGGAGATCGGATGCGAGTGCAGCGAGCGTGGTGTCGATAACACTGAGGTTGACTACCCGATTCAGCTCCCGTGAGACGCCGCCTGCCGTTTGCGAAAACCAGAAGGCGGCGTCGTGCTGTTGCTGGAAGTTGATGGGCTGCAGTTCGAGTGCGGCAGCGACCTCCGGCGGCGGGTCGGCACCGAAGGCCACTAGCTCTTTGCCGTCGACTTCATACGAATTGCGATTCGCGCCCTTCGTACGGACGACACATCCATTCTGCGTCGTTACATGCACCTTACATACACGCGAGCCGTGGCGGATGAACCCACTCCCACTTGGCTTGTTCAGCGCGGCCCATCGGAGCGCCCGCAAGATTGCCGACTTGCCTACGTCGTTGGGGCCTGTGATCGTGGTGACGCCCGGCGCCAGCCGCACCAGCAGTGAACGGTGGGCCTGCCAGTTGCGGAGACGGATAGAGGAGATCATAGAAGACCTCTATGTACGATCACCCGTACTGCTTCATCCCGCGTGAGCCCCGCCTCCACCAGACACCGCATGCGATGGCCCAGCAGATGCGACAGGCACGCGATCTGCATCTCGTGAATTTCCATGTCCCTCCGAAGAGCGGTTACAGATGCACGGAGAGACGGCCCTTGCAGGTCGTCGTTGTCCGAGTCGCTCATGGTGATCGTTCCTTATGTAATGTCAGTACGTTCTTGACGCGCTGGAGTAGGAGGTGGCGTTCGTCAGATGCAGCCGCCTCCATGAGGACCTCCATAGTATCGGCCAGACGGGACAGGGGGATTGGTACGATCAGCTCGCCAACTGGCCCTGATAACGACCGGCTCTTGCGAACCTGGTCGGCAACGAGCGGCTTGTACGTCAATACCAACTGCATTATCTCCGTCTTCACCAGACGTCTGTAGTTGAGTCGCCGTCTAGCCATCGCTGTCCCCTGATGGGAATCCTATCTGCAGTTCGTTAGGCAGTTCTTCCAGTCTCCATTCAGGGAAGAACACGACCTCGGGGACCTCGCCGTCTATCAGATGGTCGGCCTGCACCCCAAACTCCGTGCCGCCTCCTAGATGATAGACGACGCTGACAGCGATTCCCTCATAGGATGTGATCTTGTCCCTGACCTTTTTGCCGAGCTGAGTCATGGCCATCTTCCTTTCTACTGGACCTGCCGGGAATCGAACCCGGGTCCCATGATGCTTTGGCATTCGGCCTCACGTGCGTCCCGTCGTTTCCGGCCGACGAGTATCCGTGCTGCGGGGGCGTCCACACCGAATCCACCAGGGCAGCGGTTGCCTTGCACCGCTCCGAAGGTAGCCGATACCGTGCGCCCTACACAATCATCGGCGTCGTTGTGTAGGACGGGCGGCTAAGCCGCCATCTTCATCGGGGTGGCAGTTAAGTGCCGCGCCGGTTGTTTAGCGAGGCCTACCGGCGACCTCGACACGTAGCGTCAGCTTCTGCATCTGGTCGATACCAATTCAGGCCCTATTCACTTGTCAAAGAGCAGCGAGACTCTACTTCCTGTTACTGCCCTTGCCCGTCTTCTGCGTCGTCTTGCATCCGCCACGGCCCTGGTTGGCCCTTTTGCCTTCGCCCGAGCCGTCTCGCTTCGGTGTTCCCTTGGATGCCATGTCTTTCTCCTCTGGTTAATGGGACCTATCTCTGTGATACGCCAATACACAGTCGTGTATCATCCGCCTAAAAGTGTAGGGTAATCTGATGTTTCTATCCTGCCTACAACGGCCGTGGTTCTGGTTGGTCTAGATGCACGTGATCCAATCTGCAGTTCCCTGATGAGAGCTGTCAGTAGTTTAATCTCCGCGGCGTCGAAAATCACGCCCGCATCGGCACGCGCATCGATGCCATTGAGGTCGATGGCTTTCATACTACCTTCTCTTATCCGCCTCGGCGGCGTGGCGAGCGGCCTCTTCCAACCTATGCACATCCGCCCCAGTGGTAATGAGTGTTTCCAGCAGCCGAGCCTCGCGGGGGCTCAGTCCCGTCGTGTCACCGTCCTCGACATAAGGCCCATACATTTCCCGAAGTTCGTCGGGGGTGTACGGCTTCTGCCCAACCAGCCCGCGAGACCATGCCCACATATTGCTCGCAAGCCTCTCGTTCTCGGCCTCCGCCTTGGCGAGCCTGTCGAGGATCGGCTGGCCGGGGTTGGCTCTCGGGTCAATGGCGTTCAGCTTTGCCAGATGCGCACATTTGCAGGTGTCGTCTTCTGGGCAGCCGGGCTCGTGCTTAGCGCCCGCCCAGCCAAAATAATCCCGCAGCGCCTCACCGTACGCCGCACACGCCGCCTGCGCCGCCTCAAGCTCATTCTCGGCATGCTTGGCACGAGCCTCCCATTTCTTTCGTGCGGCAACGGCCTTCATGTATCTGTAATTAGACACACTGGCGGGGTGTTTGAGGCGGTCTCGCGCTTCGTCCCGCTCCTCTTTGGCGATGAGAAGCTGATGCCGCAGACAATAAATGGTGGCCTCCGCCCCGCCTCGCCACTGGCCGTTAATGAGGTGCTGATGCTCGCCGCGAAACACACGAGTCAGCCCGACGCAATCTGAGCACAGGTCAATTCTACTTGTCATGGCTTTCTCCCGTGGTGCCTATCAACCCATACGCCAAGGCATATGCAGATGAAACATACAATAGCCCCGATGAGAGCCGCCGCGATGTATTCTATGAATGTAGTGCCAATCATCGATCTCATTCTCCTAGTAGTTCATCGAACGAGGTGCCCAGCAGTTTCAACAGACGGACACCAGTTACCTTCGTCTGCATAAGCTTACGGATAGCAGGCCCGAATGCACTCCGGCTCGGATACAGCCCGCCCTTTGGCGATGCGCCCCTCTGTACAAACCGCGAATAGAACTCGCTACCAAGCCAGAAGCAGATGGCTGCCTTGAGGTTCTTGTGCCGCCTACGGAGGCGCTTATACCGCAATTCCCAATCGATCTCTGTCATTTGTAGAAGTAGTCTGGCGTTGTGGGTAGCTCGTCCGTGCGTGCGGGACGTAGCGTAACCCATCGCCACGAGTTGCCATAAGGTAGACGAGTCCACTGGTGTCCGTACGCCTTGGCCCATCCTTTGGCGTTGGCCTGTCTGCGGAAGGAGCCGAGAATAACGTACCACGAGTTATCGATGCATACGATCTCTTTGCCGTCGTGCGTTCTCATGTCTTTCCCTTTCTAGTGTAGCTGCTTCCTTTACACTGTCGCAGCTCAGGCGGCGTAGCAGCGAGGAAAGAGGGCAGGTAAACAGGTGCAGATGGCTCGTGTGCGTCTCTGCAGATGTGGCAAACCGGATAGCCGCGGACGGTATGCATCGATGTATCTCTGCACCACAATTGATAAGGCGGTGAACCATTCTTATAGGGATGGCAGCCATCGTCTCTTTCCGGTCGCGCTTTGTGATCAGCATCCAAGACACACTGCCTGCGTTCTCGTGGTCTTGGATCACCTGCCGTAGCCACTTCTCCCATAATTGATACGCAGCCGTGCCGGGCTTGTCGACGGCCTCGAGAACTGTAACACCGTATCCACGCTTGATCTCTATCGTAAACAGATCGATCAGTGGCTGTCCAATGGGGTCCGTGGCCTGCACGTCTCCGTACTGGCCGAACGTACCCCTCCCCGTTTTGCTGCGCGTCTTGGCCCGTGCGCCGGAGCCGGCCGACCGCCAGAAGACGTCGTCTCTCTCTCCGTCCGTCCACCACTCGCTTAGCTGCTTGCAGATGGACCGCTCGAACTGGCTACCTTTTCGCATGCCTTTCGCCACGCGGCTCTCCTCGTTTGCGGGGAATGGGCCTCGCCCCTACCCTACCAGACAGCAGTCTGTCCCATTGATATGACAAGGGAGGTTCTGTGTAGCTGTGCAGTCCGTACTGCTTACATACGTCGTCGAACCCCTCTCTACTGTAGACAGGCGGTGTCATAGCCTGCTGCCGTGTCTTGTAGTGAGGCAGCCGTACAAGCTCCATGTTCCGCTTGATGATCGCATGTCCTTCATCGCTGGTGATCGACATGTACTTCTTGCTCGTACACGACAACGCTCCGTGCAGATACGCTACGGCTGTCTTCTCGCCAACGCCACGGACGCCGGGTACAGAATCTGACCTGCATCCTGCTATGGATTTGATACGGCACCACTCGTCTGGATGCGCGCCCGTCTTGACCCACAGTTCCGTTGGGTTCAATTGTAGATGCCGCGTCGGGTTCAACCACCAAACCGAATCCGTAATGCACTGGTACAGGTCGCCGTCGTTGGTAATCATAAGCGCGGTCGGCTCGGACGTCCATGGCGAGTCCAGCTGCGACGCGGCCATCGCTATCAGATCGTCTGCCTCCAGTCCTACTTGCATGAAGCACGGGAATCCGATGGTCGGAAGAATCTCGCGTCGCAGGGCCTGTATCTGCTCGTGCATGATAGCGGAGTCGGCCAGTTGCTCTGGTGTGCGTTTCTTGCGTCCCTCCTTGTAGCCCGGGAATGCCTTACGTCGGAAGCTACGCCGGGAGTCGAAGAAGAACGCGATCCTGTTCGTCTTCCACTCCGCGCTCAGAAGTCGAATGTGCTCCAGCACGCCGAAGATGACTCCGGTGGGCTTGTCCTCGTGAGCGAGGTTCTGTATGGCGTAGAAAGCCTGATGGCATACCCAGCCCGCATCGATTAGCAGCCAGAGTTCCGACCTCATATTAGTACCGTTTCTCTCGTTCCAGCGACTTGGCTTCCTCGACGTCCAGCCAACATGTCCAGACCGCCGCTCGTAGTGCCTCTACAAGGCTATTGCTTTCAATGTGGCGAATTAGCGCGTCTCGCGCCATCGGCTCTTCTACATCCAGATCACTAATCTGGATACGACTGCCTCGTTTGGTTGCCGCACCCTCGTCGACGAGGTAATCGATCATCGACCCTGTGTCGTCTATACCATACGTCGGATAGATTGACATCGTTACCTGATGCAGCTTACCTGTAATGCGGTTCTTCTGGACGTCGGCCTTCACCTGCACCCCGATCTGGCGGGGCTTGCCGTTGACTGTCTTACGGATAGCCTTGACTACAGACGTCCAAATCTCAACCGTCGCGTAAAACCGCAGTGCGCGACCGCCGCTCCGTGTCTTCTTCTTGAACCCGAAGCCGAGGTTGTCTCTGGTCTGGCTTAGTACAATGAGAATGCTCTTCGTCGCACGGATGCCCGACAGCACTTTGCGGAGATGCTCGCTGTTCTTCTTGGCCTTACCATCTCCGTACGACCCCGCCGTCTCCTTGCCGCGGCGATGTGCTTCCTTCTGCTCTTGGAACTTGCTGCCCTCGGCGTCCGACGATAGGCCGTCCATGGAGTCTAGTATGTAGATGAACGGTACCCCCTTCTCGATGGCGTCGTCCACGTTGTAATAGAACTCCTCGACGGTGTCGCTGTGTAGTGGCGTGCCGTCCTCGTTGTACGCGGGGGCCTCCACGCGTGACGCGACCTGTTTGTTGAACAGGGCCTCGAGGTCGATCAGGCATCCGTCCTCGATGTTGTCGTAGATGAGACGGTACCGCCGGAAGTACTTGTTCAGTGTGGCCTCCGCGAAGCAGCTCATGCTCAGGAACGTCTTGCCGCTGGCGGAGTCTCCTACAATGTAGAAGTACTTCCCCTTCAGGAACGCCCCCTCCGGCCTGCCAGTACACGCCAGATTGAGTAGCGTGGAGCCCGACCCCAGCAGGTTCCTCTTGTGAATGACCGGCACGGGGTTCTTCGCCTTCATATTTGCGCCCTCGATAACAGTGCGTGCCGCTTCTTGTGACTTGCTCATATCTGTAGACCCTTACACTTGGCGTCCGTTTCGATTTGTAAAGTCTATGCACACTCGTGCCCGTCTGGGCCGATTCGGGTCCGTCTACGGGGGAGTCACCATGCATAAAGCCCGTCCCGCATGTGCATAAACCCGCGCAACGCATCAGTCTCAAAAAGACGGCCGGGAGTCGAACCCGCCCAGTGGTTTCGTGTGTCTTACCCGCCACTGGTGTACCCAATGCACGCCGTCTGTCCTGTACTCAGGTCGCCGCCTCGCCTTCTCTACTCGTTGGCGGCTTCCTCGCACGCGTCCCACATCTCGCAGGTGTCGCACTCATTCATCGTCTCGAAGTCCTTGCCGAACTTCCCGCCGTGCGGGCACTTCGGCTTGGCTGCCTTCTTCTCCGACTTCTTGGCTGCCTTCTTCTCCGACTTCTTGGCTGCCTTCTTCGTCGACTTCTTGGCTGCCTTCTTCTCCGACTTCTTCTTCGCAGGAGCCGGCTCGTCGTCTTCGTCCGGGTCGTCGTCCGGGTCGTCGTCCGGGTCGTCGTCCGGGTCGTCGTCCGGGTCGTCGTCCGGGTCGTCGTCCGGGTCGTCGTCGTCCGGGTCGTCGTCCGGGTCGTCGTCCGGGTCGTCGTCCGGGTCGTCGTCGTCCGGGTCGTCGTCCGGGTCGTCGTCGTCCGGGTCGTCGTCCGGGTCGTCGTCCGGGTCGTCGTCCGGGTCGTCGTCGTCCGGGTCGTCGTTCGGCTCGTCGCCCAGGTCGTCATCCAGCTGCATGAACAGCGCCGCGAGCTTCTTGTAGGACATGACATTGAGCATGGTATCGAGGTTGACGACGCGGGAGAGCACGTCGTCCTCGTCCATGACGTCCCGCTTGCGGAAGTCGATGCGCGTGGCCTCGACGTACTTGCGGCCCTCGAAGGTGGCGTCGGAGAAGCGCACCTTGAGGGAGCGCCCGTCTTTGCCGACGTCGAAGAAGTAGAGGTCGCCCTCGTCGCCCTCTTCGAGCTCCTTCGCCAGGGCGTCAGCGAACTTGCCAGTCGAGAAGATGAACACGGCGACCTTGTCCTCGTCATCCGGGTCGACGATGTTGTATGCGACAAACCGCTGCGGGTTCAACGCACGGATGAGCTTCTTGTTCTCCTCCCAGTTCTGCTTGAGCTTCGTCCGCTCTTCGCAGATGGGGCATCGCTTGCCGACGGAGGTCGGGCACACAACGGACTCGTTGTTCGGGCCCACGTTGTGGTGGACGAGGAACAGCCGCTTGTACCACAGGGACCCCGGCTCGACGCGGTCCGGGTGCATCGTGTCCGTCACCTCGTACGGGAGTACGTCAATAACCACGCTGCCTGCCTTCTCCGGGGCCCACTCCCGAACGCCATCGGGCAGCGACACCCAGTTCTGCCCCGTCTTGTTGCCCTGCTTGGCGTTTGCGCGTACCTGTTCGCGCGAGACTCGCTTCCGTTTCGTTCTGCCTTTCTTCACCATCGCTTCAGCTCCTTCGCTCTTTGATGGTCCTCATAATGGCACGGGACACGGCCCGCGCCGCGATATACATCCATACGATGACGCCAAGCGCCACGCAGACCCCATATATAATCTTAGCTATGCATGGCATGTCATCGTTCCTTTCTTGCCTTGCGCTTACGGACGCGATTGGCCTGCTTATCTCGTACACGCGCCTGCTGTTGCTCCTGATGCTCCCGCCACGTCTCTACGATGTTGTGGGGTACCGATGGCCCCGCAAAGTAGGACTGGCCGTGGAGCGTCACGAGGATCTCCAGCATCCGTTTGCGCTGTTCCATCGCCTCCACTGCCTTGTCCAGTATCATAGACGCCTTCCTCGCGTCCAGATATCTATCCACAGCGCGCGTGTACTTCCGGTGGTTCTTTACGGCCGCGGCGATTGAGACCTCCGTGGTCTTGGCGATGTCGAAGTCCTCTGGGTGCCGTCTGCATTCGATGCTGAGCGACGCCTCCACCAGCTCGACCTTGATCTTGGCCGCGTCCATCTCGGCTCTGGCGTCGACCGCCCGTGATGCCCACTTGAAGAACAGGTCTGCCTGCTGAATAGCAGCCACGTCCAATTGCGATGGGTCGATGGCTTTGTCGTTTGCAAACTCGTTTGTATCCATATGGCACCTTATCCTCGTACTCTACTCTCGCGGGACGTCGCTCCTTTTGGGCTATCAATCCCCGTGGATGGCTTCGAAGCAGGCGGCTAACAGTCCCGCCGCCTTCGACTCATAGAACGGCTCTTCGAAAGCACGGATGACGATGTAGGCCTGGTGGTCTGGCTTCTTCATCAGTACTGCTCTGGCGTACCCGAGCACGCACCACCGAACGGCCTCCGGGTCCGCAGACAAGTTGCGGAGTATCGACGTCACGGCCTTCCATGGCTTTCGCGCGATGAGCGCGCGGCACAGGTCGATGCCCTCCGCATCGTCTACCATGCCGTCTTTGGCGAGTTCTGGTCGTACGTCTGCGGATACGTTGGCCAGCTTGTCGAGCATCACGAGCATCGACCGTGCCGACCCGTTTGACGCATCGATGACATCCCCCAGCGTGTCATCCGTAAGTACCATCTCCTCGCGCTTACAGATGCGGCAGGCCAGGCGCTCCATCTCGTTGTACGTCAGCGCACGGACTGGCATCTGGCAGCATCGCGTCTGGATGGCCTTGATGAGCTTCTGCGGGTCCGTGGTGCAGAGGAAGAAGTACACGTGGTCTGGTGTATCCTCCAGCATCTTGAGCGCCGCGTTCTGGGCGTCGTTCGTCCACTTGTGCGTCTCGTCGAAGAGCCAGACGCGGCACGGGCCCATCGGGGCGAGCTTCATCGTCCGAGACACGTCCCGGATGCTATCGATGCCACGGAAGGACGACGCGTTGACCTCAGCGAAGTCCATCGGATGGCACTGTAGCTGCTTCATCAGGATTCTCGCCAACGTAGTCTTGCCGCAGCCGGACGGGCCATGGAACAGAATGGTATGCGGCAGCGTCCCGCGCCGGAGCATGTTAGTAAGCGCGTTCACGGTGCCGCTGTTCCCGATGATGCCCTTCATACTGGTAGGTCGGTGTTTCTTGTACAGTTCCATTTACATCTCCCTGAACAACCCTTGCTTGCCTCGGTTTGGTGACACCCACACTGTCTCTACACGTTTCTGCTCCCGCAGCGCAGCGCCCTTCCCCTGTAGGTTCGAGTTACGGACGCGACCAGCCACGAAGCATACTGTATTCCAGTCCTGCCTACACCATCCCGCCTTCTCCAGTGGCTTATACACATCGGATGCGTAGCCCGAAAGTACAGCCGACCCCTTGATACCGAGCAGGAGCTCCACCAGTTCTTGGTGGTCTTCCTGTGTCATCTCGTGCTTGTAGACGTCCTCGGTGCGTCGTTCCTCGACAACATACGGCGGGTCGAGGTAGAAGAAGGTCTTGGGTGTATCATAGGTGGGTATGACCTTGCGGAAGTCGTTGTGCTCGACCTGTACTCGTTGCATTCTGGCGTGCAACTCGGGCAGGCCTTCCAGTGCCCCCAACCACCGTGCCGTGGCAGCAGCCATCTGCCTGCTGGTGGTATCGACGCCAAACCCCCATGAGCTCCCGAACAGGCCTCCGAAGGACTGCCGTCCGATGACATACCACCGCCACGCCTTTTCGACCGGGTCGTCTTGCTCCTGCCACGTTGCCACGCAGTCGTAGAACAGCTCCCGCGAGTTGGGCAGCAGCCGGACTCTACGGAGGAACTTCTTGTACATACGAGGGTCTGCGAGCACGCGGAAGAAGTTCACCAGCCCGCCGTCCATGTCATTGTAGACCTCAATGGCAGACGGCGCTTTGGCCAGCAGCATCGACGCAGCGCCGCCAAACACCTCCACATAGATGCGGTGCGGATGCGCCTTGAAGATAGGCAGCAGCTTGGCCACCATCTGGCCTTTGCCGCCTACCCATAGAATGGAGTGTAGTCGTTTGCTCATGCCACGGACACCTCTTTCTTTTCGACCCATGGCCTGTCTACGCCAGACGCCTCGATATCGATGGCCATCGGAACCTCTATCCAGTCCCAGTGCTTTTGTAGTTGTCTTGTGACGATGTCAACAACGAGCCCTGTGTACTCATCCATTTCGGACGGCACCACGTCCGCCACGATACTGTCGTGGATTTGGCCGACAACGAGCGTCTCCATTTTACGTCTCTTCATCTCATTCTGTAATCGAATGAGGCACCACAAAAGGCAGTGGAAGGCCGAGCCTTGGATGGGGTAGTTGACCGCCTCGTTGCGCTTCATATATCCACTGCAAACGAAGCCCGTCAGCGTCTCAAACCATCCCTGCTTGCGGTACGCATCATACCAGTCCTGTTTCCATTGGTGGTACACGGGGAATCGCTTGTGCCAGAAGTCGCGTTCGACCTTGCGGATATGCCCTTCCATGCTGCCGGGAATCGGCTCTGCCTTCGGGTCTAGTCTGCCTAGCCGTGTGATGCCCTTCTTGCGGAGATGAACGTCCAGCGGGACTCCAGATGCCGTGGTCAGTTTGTCCGTGTGTATTCCCTCCCACAGCCGACGAGCGCAGTCGATATACCAGTCACCGTAGAACTGTGCAAATACGAAGTAGCTCTTAGCCGCCGCTCTGGTTCGCTTGGTGACTTCGGACTGCTCTAGCATATAACACTCGCACGCCATATCTCGGTGCATATCCGACGACGGGTCGAGGATGTATTTGATAAGGCGTGGGTCCTTATTGTAATTGCTACTGGTACGGACCTCCGCCCCACTGATATCCGATTCAACGATGCATCGCCCGGGACGAGGTATGATAGCGGTACGGATGAGCTTACCGATAACCGGGTCGCGGACTGGGATGTTCTGGAAGTTCGGTGAGTCGCTGGATGATCTGTAGGTCTGTGTGGTATGCAGGTTGAAGAACGGATGCATGTAGCCGTCGACCGTTTCCACCAGCAGGCCCTTCAGATACGTGCTCATCGCCTTCTTGAGCTTCTCGATGGCGAGCCACTGCTGGACGAATGGGTGGTCGACGGTGTTCAGTACAGCCTCGTCCATCTTGACCTTGCCACTGGCCGTTCGTGCCGCCGGAGCAGGCACGCCCATGACGTCGAACAGAACGGTGCTCATCTGCTCCCGTGCGCCCAGCTTCATTCTGGAGCCGAACGTACGACGCCACTGTCTATACACGTCCGTCTTTTGAAGGGCGCGCTTCTTGTGTTCTATCCGTCTCTGCGAGCGGCGGATGGCCTTGTTGATGTACTGTACATCGACGTGGATGCCGTTGGCCTCTATATCGGCCATGGCTACAGCGCCGCGGTGCAGTAGTCTATACCCTCTTCTGGTACACGGACTCAGGCAAGGCCCATGTACAGTCGTTGTCTTTGACACAGCATATACTCCAAGAGGGAGTCCATTCCGTTGTAGATAAGGAGGTCCCGTGGGTGTATCTCGGCTATACGGTTGATATCGTTCGCCTTCTTCGCCTTCAGTAGCTTCTCTACATGCGCCTCGTAGTCGGGTACACCGAACTCAACATACACTTGGAACTTCAGCGACGTTATACCGGACCGGTTATCGAGAACGTGAGCGGCGAGCATCGTGTCCCAATGCCAGTTAGCCACGGGATGCCCCAGTACGTGACGCGTCCATCGCTCCTCGAACTTGAGGTTGGATGCTACCTTCTTGAGCTTGGGGTTTCTGAGTATCCGAGACAGCGCACTGTGGTGGCGTTTGCTTAGCATACACGCGAACGTGTCCGCTCCATCGAGGCAGAACGACACCGAGACAATACGCTGCTCGGCTCTTTCCGGCTTGAGGCCCGTCGTCTCGTAGTCAAAGGCCAACACCCCTGACTGCTTGGCGAGGTTTCTCATACGGACGAGCGCGCGTTGGGGGTCCTCGATGACCTCTACACTTCGCTGCAGCTCCTCGAGTTTGAGAATGGGTGGGGCTTGTCCCGACGCTAACGACACGGCGTTCGCCAAGTCGCCCTCCGCTTTCTGCATCAGTACAAGGTCCTCGTTCGACCTCATTAGATAGGACGGATGGTAGGATGGACATACCCATGCGTTTGCGGCCCGGCTCGGTATCGACCAGCCCGCCCACCGACTCATGGGCCCGATGTCGCGGCCCCACTCTGTGCCGATCAGCGACTTGATCGCGGACAGGCCGAGCAGTACGACGACGCGTGGCTGTAGCCGCTTGATGGTCTTGATAAGGTTAGGACGGCACGCCTCTATATACATATCGTCGATGGTGTTCTTCGGTGGTCTACAGATCACCGCGTTCGTAAGCCAGCAGTCCCGGTCGAGGTTCAGGTGTGCGTTCTTGGCTACGCTACGTAGAAGACGCCCTGCGTTGCCTATGAACGGACGCCCCTGCCTATCTTCCGTCTCACCCGGCGCTTCGCCAACGATGAGGATGCCACGACGCCCCTCTCCGTACGGCTGCATCCGCGGGGAGATGCACTGCTTGGCCAGCCCGCACTGGCCGCAGCGAGGGAGCGCCCGCGTCTTCTTTTTGGTCGTCCATGTTGATGGTTGGAAGAATCCCATCAGTCTTCGTCCGTGCCCTTGGCTATCAGACTGACCACGAACTGTATATCGTCAACTGCAATTTGCATCTGCTTCATATCGTTCGTGATAGTGACGCGGCGGGTCAGTTTGAGGATGTCGTGCATGAACTGCGGGTTGACTTCGAATGCGATCTCCGGGCCCGTGTACGCGACCTTCTTCGTCTCCCGGTACCATCCGCTGTCCTTCCGAGATTCGATACGCAGCTTGCCACCGCCAATTGTAATGGTAACACGAGTGTCGTGCCCCGCGTCCTGCATCACCTCCGCGCGGTTGAGCATCTCGCGGAGGTTGCTCGGGAGTTTCACCTTCCGGCCCTTCATAGAGCCGAGCAGCCCGTCGATGTCGTCGTGGTACTTCTCGTGCGTGCATCGGATGGCGGCAGTGAACTCGTCGCCCTTGAGATGCAGCCATCCGCTCTTCGTGGTGACGTGGGTGGGCGAGAGCCCGTGTATGGCGTGAATGGCCTGGGCAGGCACGAGCAGCTCTTTCTGAATGCCGCATGCGTGGGTGGCACGGAACAGCCTGAAGTTGTCACACGCCTCAATGTAGTCGGGTGTGATATGCACGCAGGTGGTGAGGTACTGGGTCAGGTCCTTCCCGCACGACCGCGCGGCCTGCTGTATCAGTTCAAACCCATGCTCGTCGATCGCGCGCCATTTCTTCGGACGAGGGACCTGCGCCAGCGGGAGTGTAATCTCCGACTCGCACGCGATGCCCGCCGCCTTCCGCGCTCCCTTGATGACGAGGTCCGGCCCTTTGCGCTGGATGTCCACGGCGTCGTCGGGGAACCGGGCCAGCATCGCCATCATGTCCTTGGCGCTCACCGCGATGGCCTCCGTAACGCCAATGTGGATGGGGCACGATACCATAACCTCATCGTTGAATGCGGCGACGGCGTCCGACTCGAAGACGAAGCAGTTGGACTGCTCCAGTACCTCTTGTGCCGATAGACCTACCGCCGCCTTGTCCAGTGCATCCGTCAGCTCCTGCCTGATGACCTTCATGTACCACTCCTCTGTTCTGGTTTGTACTCGCTTACCGTGAGCGTGCCCGGCGATACAAGTGAGATGGGCTTGCCGAACTGTTGTGCCAGCCCTATCTCCGCTCCAACCCCGCGGGACTTTCGCCAGCCTATTAATGTATAGACCCAGAGCTCAGTCGAGGCCGCGATGAACTCCTCGTCGAACTTCTGCCAGTACGCCCAATCGGTGGGTAAGACGCCCGCCACAGCGATCGGGTGTGTATGGGCGATGGGCGAGAAGATGACGTGCCCCTCCGCCATGAGACGCGCGGCGGCTCGGCACACCAACTTGAACCGTGCCTCGCGTACACGCGGGCTGGGGTCCGTATATGGAGAGGCCAAGTATATCATACGCTTTTCGATTCCTTTCTATATACACTCGTCACCGGGCGTCGTTCGCGCGCCGGAAAAGTCCGGGGTACTCGTTCCCATTCTGCATCCACACGGCCTCTGTGGTTATGCGTCTGCTCTTGCCTGCCTTTGCTGCGCCCGAGAAACTGCACAACGGGCGGAACGGCAGCCAATCCGCCCCCTCGTTTTCGCAGACGATAACCTGTCCGGGCAGTGCACGGCACCACTCGCCTAGCTTAGTGTAATCTATCAGAGACGACCCGAATGGGTAGTGCCTCCCCGCGTCTTGGTACGGAGGGTCGACAAACCACGTGGCGGGGCCGATCTCGTCGACGGGGATGTCGGTGTAGCTGCCGAGATGCACCTCCCAGTGCTTAATCTTCGCTGCCGTCACCGCTAACCGACGTCTGCACTTGGCCGACCAATATCCGCTCTTGTTGCCTCCCTCGCGGGCCCACTTGTACAGGCACTTGCCGGGATGCGCTGCGGCGGTGGCCGACCACAAACCAATGAGCCACTTTGCCTCCTGCTCGATACGGAGGTCGTCGATGGAGTCTGCATTGCCAAGCAGCGGGAGGCTGCGAATCGCCTCCGGGTCGCTCTGGATTATGTAGTTGATCGCGCCGTGAATGGTAGGGTTCACTTCCCATAGCCGGACCTGCTTGTGAAAATGCAGGCATGAGTAGCCCGCCGCGCCAGCGAACGGCTCGACGATGGTCGGGTAGACAGGAGCCGGATAGCGTTTGGCTATACGCACCTTGCTTCCGAAGTATGAGAAGAGACGCACGGCCATATCATATATCTCCTAGCAGCGACGGGTACTCATTACCATTCTTCGTCCAGATGGCCTCGGTGTTGGTTCTCAGTTTACTGTCGCCCTTATGCCGCCTGTTCGCCCCTACCAGTTTGCAGAAGGGGCGGAAGGGCAGCCAGTCCGCCCCCAGGTTTTCGCAGACGATGACCTGTCCGGGCAGTGCACGGCACCACTCGCCCAGTGCCTTGTAATCAATAGCATCGGACCCGTGCTGGTACGACTTCCCCATTACCTGATATGGGGGGTCGACAAACCACGTGGCGGGGCCGATCTCGTCGACGGGAATGTCAGTGTAGCTGCCCTGGTGTATCTTCCAGTGCTTGATCTTCGTCACGGTCACAGCCAACCGGCGTCTGCACTTGAATGACCACTTACTTGTGTCCGGGTACTGGTCACCCCAGATCGACAGCCGCTTGGCCGGTGCCTTGTAGCACTGCCCTGCCCAAAACCCCAGCAGGGCTTTGGCGTCGTCGCTGATGGGGAGGTCGTCGATGAGGTCTTCTCGCTTCAGGAGCGGGAGCTTCAGAACGTCCTCGGGCTTCGCACGGATCAGCCACGATATCACTTTGACCACGACCGGGTAGATGTCCCATAGCATCACGTTCCGTTTGTAATGCCAGCACGAGTAGCCCGCCGCGCCAGCGAACGGCTCGACGATGGTCGGGTAGACAGGGGCCGGATACCGCCGTGCGATCTTCACCTTGCTTCCGAAGTAGCCAAACAGAACAGGTCTCATTTCATAGCACTCCGCATGTAAAGGCGTGGCCCAGCGACAGGCACTGGCCAACGTGTAGGCACCGACGGGAGATGAATCCCGACTCTCGAAGTATGATCCAGTTCAACCGCTGTACCCCTATCTCCTTCTCCCGGTCCGTCTGGTTCAGGCCAAGCACGCCAGTGACGTGGGCCATCTTCCGTTTGTCCTCGGAGAAGTTACGCATGCTCTGTACATCGGCCGCGTAGCTTGCGGCGTCGGCCTGTGTAGGCGTTACCACAAGGGCGTGCCACTCCTGACTCAAGCGACGCAGCGCCTTCCACGTCTCGTTGACCTGGTGGCGGAAGTCGAATCTGCCGGACGTCTCCTCCGGCGCGAGGATGTCGGCGTAGTCTATGATGACAACGTCGGGCACGAAGCCGCGCTCCTGCCGCCAGCGCCGAAGTACTATGTCAATGCCGCCAACGCTGATCGATGTATTAGGATGGACGGACACCATAATGCCGGGGTGCTCTCGCGTGATACCACAGGCACGCAGGTACTTCCGACAGGCGCGTCTGCATGCCTTGTACGATACGGTCTGTTTGCAGTCTCTGTACTTGTATGACACGTCGACCCGTGGGGCTCCTCGCTCGTCCACCTCCATCTCTTCCTTGGGCCTGTGTGTCAGTTTGAACGGAATGGGTACCTCGCCACACTGGTCTTTCCAGAGGGGCAGGCCACTAAGCCGCACGCCAAGCCTTAGCATGATCTGGCTTTCACTAAGGTCGCCCACCTCAAACAGAGCTACCTTCCGATGGCATCGAAGGGCACGCATCGCAAACTCAACGCACCAGTGCGTCTTGCCTGACTTCTCCGGCCCCTGTACTGCTATGAGCGCATCGCGAGTCAGCGCCGCATTCAAAAAGCGCCCGACGTCTCCGGGGAATCGGATGAGGGGTTCCTGCGGGTCTGCGAACGCTCGATGCCAAGCGGCGCGGTCCGTCAGCGGGTCGAAGCCGACGCCTTGTCCTATCAACGGGGACGTATACGATGTAACCAGCTCCTCCGCAGCCTCCCTATCGTTCCCAGCCAGCGCGCCGGCCAACGAGTCCTGTAGTCGGGCCAGCGAGCGTATTGTTATGTACCGGCCCATCTCGTCGAGGAGATGTGGTATGTTCAGCTCCCCCGCCCGGTCGAACTCGCCAGACAGGAACTCCAGCAGGTCGTGAACCGCCTCGGCCTCCGTGTCGCTACTTTCGCCGCTCTCGGCCCAGGCGTAGTATACAGCCTCGATGTTGCGACACGGCGCAACGTCGTTGGCCCGGTAGTATTCTAGGCACCACTCCGCTATCCGCTGGGCGGGCTTGGATTGGAGCAGCGTTGGGTCTAGTGCGGACGATGCCGTGGCGAGGAACGCCTTCGACGTAGTCATGGCGATGAGGAACTGGCGTTCCAGCCCGGAGTCTACTCTTCGTCGTCTCACTATCAGTGTCCCTTACGTTTCCGCGGCCGTTTCGCAGCCTTGGCGGGGTTGCCATTCTTATCGAGGCCGTCTTCTACACGGACGACCTCGCCATTTGCATCTCGCCATGTTCTGCAGTAGCCGTTCTTCATCGGGTCTGGCATTACAGGGCCCGGTCGTTCCGTGCCGTGTTGCGTTCCGTTTCTACTCTTGCGATGCATTGCGGATTCGATCTTGGCGAACTTCTCGCGGAACGACTTACCACAGAATCCCTGTGGCATGTACTGGTCTGCATCTGGCAGTGCGGATACATACCAGTCCAGAACGCGTTTGATGCGGTCGCGCGGCACCTTATCGATTCGGTGCAGCCGTTCCAGCTGCTTGGCCCATTGAGGTAGATGGCGCGTCCGGTTGACGTGTGTTATGGCGTACACCGCCGTGTGGAGTTTCTTGGCGTATTTCAACCAGCGTGGATGGTTGGGGTCGTTTTGGCGTTTGGAAGAGACACGCCGTCGGCTCGTCGCGTTAGCGACGGCCGACACTCTGTCTCTTCTTTCCTCTTTGTCTCTTTCCTTTAGAGTGGACACATCCGTCCACTCCGCAGTGGACACATCCGTCCACTCCGCAGTGGACACATCCGGTACCTGGTGGGTCCCATGGTTTTCATCGCCAGAAAGGTGGCGTAGAGCATGGGACTGCCATTGTTTATCTGCCGCGTTTTGGTCTACTTCATCGGACTGTAGGCACGGATGCTTGATGAAGTAGTATCGACACGCGCAGTGGGCGAAGCGTTTCACCTGCTTTGGGTGCTGAACGACGATGAACGAGGCGGACTCCAATTCCTTAATCGCCCTTTGTACTTGGCGTTTGCTTAGCCCCACCTCCGATGCGAGCGTGGTTTGCTTGGGCCACGCAACACCGTGCTTGTAAGCGTGGTACACCAAGCGTGACCAGACCAGCTTGGCCGTCGGACTGATGCCTGGGTAGGCGGCGAGTCCGTTGGGAATGATAGCGCCGTTGAACTGCTTGTATGGGTTAAACGGCCCGGTGCGTTTGCTCATAGGATGCTCCTGTGGGGGACGGGTGTTATACCAATGTCGGCCATGATGCTTTGTGCGGCCGCATCCGTGAGGTCGCCGGGGTCCGACGAAAGGCCATCGATGAGTTCGGTTTCGCCGGGGTAGATGGACATCCAATTGGCGAGCTTAGTCGCCTGCTGCTGCGCCTCCTTTTCGGGGTCGAACATGATAAACCGCCGCCTGTACTTACGGAGGATATTGGCCTGCTGCGTATGCCAGTCGATGCCGAAGGTCGCCACGGCACCGGGGCCCAGCCGCCAGACGCCTGTTACGCCTTCGACAATGAGTACGGTATCTCCCGGGACCTTCTCGATGCCATAGAGCAGCGTATGCGGGTCGTCTACGATGTCTTCGTTTCGGGACATTCTGTACTTCGGCTCCACCGACGATGCGATGGCTCTGCCTTGGTACGCTACGATGTCGTGGGACGCGTTGCGGATAGGGATGATGATACGCCACGACCAGCCCGGCACCGAGTATCGTGTGCCTCGGATGCCCCATAGACGCGAAAGATGGCCCGGCCTGTACCTCCTCCGTTTGAGGTATCGTCGGTGTGGTGGGGACAGCGGGCCGCATCCTGCGGGCGGGTCGATGTTGGTGTGTCGTTCAATGGGGGCGGATGCTTCGTGCGTGCCTGTTCGCTGGTATCGCCCGATGATTGACCTGACGGTAGCCGCGTCGTTGATATGCAGAAGAGCCGAGACGACCGATACGGCTGAGTGCCCACCGCATTTCCAGCAGTGGAAGTAGCCGCCGTCGATGTTGAATCCGAGATGCCAGTCGTCGCTGTCTTGGCACCACGGGCAGTCTAGTTGGACCCAGCCTACGCCGCAGTGCGGGCTGCCGCTTTCGAGGTACGGTACGCGGTACCGTTGGCAGAGACGGATGATGTCTATCATTGACGAAGGGCCTCGTCTGCGAAGCGCGTTATCATACGGATGATGGCGTCCCGCATCGTTATACCCTTGCTGGCACATGCCGCTTTGAATCGGTTTCTTACCCTCGGGGTCACGCCCCAAATCATGAGCTGTCCGTGGCGCTCCCTTTTGGGGGTGCGTGTTTTTGTAGTCACTGCTTTCGCTCCTTCTGTAAGAGGTTGACGACGGCGGTAGCGGTAGCGGTTGGTGTGTCGCCGTCCACGACACGCCCGACGACGTCTCGCTTCTTGTGGATGACGCTGAGGATCTTCTCGTCTACCGTACCACGCCCCGCCATGAAGTAGATGTTGATGCGACTCGCCTTCTGGCCAAGACGATGGACTCTGGCTGCTGCTTGGTCGACGCCTCCGGGCGTCCATCCGAACTCGACGAAGAGGACGGTACTCGCCGCGTGGAGTGTGATGCCCTCTCCGGCCGCGCGTATGTTGCCGAGGAAGAGGCGCTTGGTCGGCTGCGTTTGGAAGGCATTGACGATGCTCCCGCGTTTGCTGGTGGGCACGGACCCATCGATACGAAGCGCGCCTCGGAACTTCTTGTGGATGCCGTCTATGACGTTGCGGTGCACTCCGAAGACCACCAGCTTCTGGTCGGTGGTATCGAGGAAGTCCCGAATCCACTCGATGGCGGGCGCGATCTTGCCCTCGGCTGTGATTCGCGTGAGCGCGGATAGCTTCGCCAACCGCGGTGCCCGCATTGCTCGCGTGGCGGCTGCCCTCCCCTTCGCGTGGAGTATGTACTTGATGACGTTGTCCTCGGCGCGCTTGTACGCCTTGGCATTGGTGATGTCTACACGGAGCGTAGTTGAGACCTTGGGTGGGAGCTCGGTTAGGACCTCCGCTTTCGTTCGTCGGATGATCAGGCCGGACGTTTTTGCGTGTAGCTCTTCGACGTGCGTTGCGCCCGGGAAGAGCCAGCCTCTGCCACGATACCCGCGGCAGGGGCTACAGTACCGCATGGCGTATGGCCAGAAGGCGGGGAACGCGTCGGGGTCGATGAGATGGAGAATGGGGAAGTACTCGACGGGCTTGTTGACGATGGGGGTACCGGAGATGCAGATGACGTGGGGGCAAGCGGAGGCGAGCATGGATGCGGCCTGCGTGCGCTTGGCCTGCCTGTTTTTGATGTGGTGGCACTCGTCTAGGATGGCCAGACGGAAGTGCATGCTGGAGAGAAGGTCACGCCACTGCCATAGGATGGCGTAGTTGATGACGGCGATGCCGTTTCGTGGGCGGAAGGGACGGGGGTTGCGTCCGCTTAGGACTGTGCATCGTAGCCCGGCGTTGATGCGGAGTTCGTCCTCCCAGTTGTACTTCACCGACGCGGGGCAGATGACGAGGGCGGGCCTAGCCTTCGGATTGATAGCTGCCCATGCGATGGCCTCTGCCGTCTTGCCCAGCCCCATTTCGTCCCCGATGATGACTCGGCCGTTTCGCTTCTCGGTGAAGCGAACGGCGCGGATTTGGAACCGGCGCAGCTTGCGTTTCATCACGGCGCGTAGACGCGCACCTATGGATGGCATGCGGTGTCCTCTATATACAGGCGGCGACTTCCCGCCACGCCTTGTCGATGCGGTGGGGACGCCATCCCCATACGGCACGGACGTGGCGCTGGATGGCTTTTCTGGCCCGTGCCGGGCACGAGGCACGGACGTCGTCTGCTATTTCGATGGGCGCGTTCAGGATGATACGGACGATCTCCTTGGCGTCGTCGCCCAGTTCGCGCCGGAGGCGGGTGAGGATGGATGGGTTGGACGCGGCGTCGAAGGGGTACTCGTCGGTGCTGACCTCCGAGAATGTGAAGTAGCGCGGCCGCTTGCGGGTACAGTAGTCGAGGATGGCCCAGTAGAGTTTCTGGTATATCCAGTGGGACTCCGACGACCTGCCCGTGTCGCAGACCCACTTGTCGCAGAGCAGGACGGCCAGTAGCGACTCGGCCTCCGCGACGACGTCGTCTAGTGGCAGCCCGTGCTTATGCGCCAGTCGAACGGCGATGTGCCTTGCGAGGCCTATGTACTTGTGGAACTTCTGTGCTTGCCGCGCGGGGCTGAGGTTGCGTATCCATTCGTTCATTGTGACTCCATTCATAGCCCGTGGTCTAAGTGGTTAGCCTACTTATACTCGCATAGGCCGGATGCCTACAACGGTCTTTGGTGGCGTGAGGCAAAAAAGATTCGCGGAGATGCCGCAGCACGACCGCCGCACGGCATCACGCCATGCTGGCCGTGATGCCGAACGGCGGGGTGACGTCTGCGGTCGTTGCGGCCCATAGGACAGGATACGGAGGCTCGGCCTCGGGCCATCTGCCTCGCATGTCCGTGAGGTAGACAAGGCAGGCGGGTGTTAGCCCCCGCTTTTCGACCCACTCGAACACCGGCCTGAAGTCCGTGCCGCCGCCTCCCTTGGGGTTGAGTCGCAGTGGCAGCCCCTCGCGAGTCCACGTTTCGGTGTCTGTCACGGCCGCGTCTGCATAGACGACATGGATGGTCGTATCATACGCCATCAGGATGGCCGATATCTCGGCGGCGAAGCGGTCTGTGATGCTTTGCGTAATGCTACCCGAGGTGTCGACGGCCACTACAATGTCCGGCAGCCTGTCGGATATCATCGATGGCATTACGATGCCAGCGCCGACGTACTTTCTGTTCGGCCTGTTCCAGTTGTAGTCGTTGGCTGCTGCACGCACGACGAAGTCACGCAGCATTACCCGCCATGGCATCGCCGGGTTGACGATGGACTTCACGAGGCGGGCGAGGGACCCGGGAAGGCGTCCGTGCTTCGACGCGGCCTTCGCCGCCTGCGACACGGCGACCCTCCATTCCGCCTCGTGCTGGTCGCGTACCCGGTCGTTGGACGGGGCGTCGCGGACGGCCCCACATCCGCCCGGGTCCGCACGACGTTGGCCCTGTTCGCCATTTCTCGTAGCGCTGCGGCTCTGTGGGCCACATCCGGCCTTTTCCGCGCCGTGGGCGTATTTGTCGCGGTTGGCGGGCGATGGAGGCAGACGGCGGTAGATGGCCTCCGCATCCATATTCCGGCACGCGGCGTCTTCGAGTGCGCCGGCGGGCAGTCGCATGCCACAGTCCGTAAGCAGCGGGTTGATAGCGAGGTCGCACGCCGTATTCCAACGACGCGCTTCGCGCTCTTCCCGCCGCCACGGATGGCCCGCCGCGATGTGCATTACCTCGTGGGCAATGACGCCTACCAGTTCGTCGTCCGTTAGCGACGCCACGAACGCGGGGTTGTATGCGATACGAGTGCCGTCCGTCTCCATCGTTTGAATGTGGGTGTTGCGTTCCATAGGCAGGCGCGTTACCAGCGTCCCGAAGAAGGGTTGGTCGATGACCAGTACGGTACGCGCACGCACGATACGTTCTGCTGTGGTCATTAGGAGTCTCCCATGTACCCCGCCATTTGGTCGAGGATGACCTTCGTTGCCTTGGCTGCCGACGCCCGTGCCGTGTCGTCGTTTCGGATGTGGTCGAGGTCGGACGCCTTTACCTTCTTGGCGATCTTGGTGCTCATCGCGGTGAGCTTGGCGTTCTGCGTGATGTTCAGACGCGGCAGGAGTTCGCATAGCTCCTGAAGGTTGGTCAGGAGGGACGCCCTGATGACTCGGTCCGTATCCGACAGCCTGTCGGCCAGCTTGTTCACCGCGTCGTAGAGGCGCTGCCACAGGTCGTGGGTAGCGGACGCCAATTTGTTTGTGACGTGGCGGTCGATGTGCTGCTGAATGGCAGTCGTCTGTGTGCTGCCGAGGTCGACTCGGAAGTCGCCCCCTGTCGGAAGGGGCATGATATCGATGCCCCATGCGAAGCGAGGAGCGAGCTCGTGCGGCTCCGGGTACCACTCGGCATAGAAGAGTTCACCAAGGCGGTCCTTCGCGGAGGCAAGCAGCGACGGGTACTCGTCGATGAGCGTACGGACTGCATCGTCGAAGTCGCGCTGTGCCTTTCGCATCCGTTTGGTGTACTCGAGGAAGTTCGCGGCCGGCAGAATTCTGTAGCCGACGTCGTTCCACGGCAGCGTTTGCTTGTTGTGGATGATGCGTCCCCGGACCTCGGCGTTACGGGTAGGCGCGAGCGCCTTGCGGCTGATGAGATGTGTCCACCACGCGCCGGCGTCGTTCTCAGCGTGGTTGGTCGTGCTGACGTCCTGCGTGACGCGGTCGTCCCGCTTACGCCCGTCCCATCGGGACACGGTGAACTTGACGAGCATGGCCCGTTCTTGGATGCCCTGTAATTTGCTTGTCTGCTTCGTCATGGATGGACTCCTTGTGTTGGTGCTAGACCAGCGTGTTCTGGTTGGCGACTGCCCATTCGATGTACGCGGTGTTGTTCGCTGCATCAGGACACTGTCGCACGACGTCCTTGATCGTCAGCGTGGAAAACTCGGGAGGCATGCGGAGTGCGTACTCCATGATGTGCGAGGTGTTCTCTGCCGTAGCGCGTCCCGCCAGCACGGATGCAAGTGCGTAGAGTGCGGCGGGGTCGTTCGGCACCGACGCGCTGGAGGGGTCCGACAGGACCTGGTCGATGTCAGGCAGCAGACGCCAGACGCGCAGGAACCCCGCGAACTCGGTGGCGAAGCCAACGCCCGTCGCGCCTGCGTACGCCTCGAGGTCGGAGACGCCTGCCGCGAAGAGCCGCGACAGGTTGGCCACGGTACGCGGGCACGGCCTGTTGACGATGTCGTTCGTCGGCGTCTCCGTGTCCATGAGCAACGCGGGCCTGAACCGGATGAACGCAATGACCTCCGGTACGATGCCATTCGCCATCGCCCATTCGCACCATACGTCGACGTCGACTTGCAGTTCGACGATGGCGGCGAAGCGCGACTTGACCGGCTCGAGGATGGTGGTTACGCCCGCCCGGTCCTCGCGGCGGTTGGTGGCGGCGACGAATGTGATATGGTCGCTGATGGCGTGCTCGCCTATCCGACGAGCGAGGAGCAGCTGCATCGCCGCAGCCTGTACGGCAGGCGGCGCTTGGCCGAGGTCGTCCATGAACGCGACGGTGGGTCGCTTCGCGTTGATGAGGCGTTGGAGGTCTCCGAACGGCAGCCACTTGGCCTTGCCGTTCACCACGGCGGGCATGCCCTTGTAGTTGGTGGGGTCCTCGATGACCGGGTGCGATATGATGACGTCGACGCCAAGGTCTGATGCCGCTTGGTGTACGATGTCGGTCTTGCCGATGCCCGGTGCTCCCTTGATGAGCACGGGCAGTTTCGCGGGGATGGTGGAATGTAGCAGCTCGACGAGTCCATGCGGGTTCATTGGTGGTCTCCATTGGTATAAGGAAACGGACGCCGGGAGGAGGTCCCGGCGTCCGTGTGTTCGCGGCCCGTCTGCGTCGTTGGCGCTACGCCTCGAACGCGGCCTTGATGGAGGGGATGGCCTCGCGGCCAGCGTCCGTCAGCTGCCAGACGCCCCGGTCGACGCGCTCGGCGCGCTTGTGCTTGTCGGTCAGCAGTGCGCTGTACAGCGTGGCCTCCGGCGTCTTGCCGGTGGGCTTGTACAGGCCCTTGGCCTCCGCGACGCCGACCATCTCCTTCGCGCCGAGCGGCTTCTTGCTCCCGGCCAGCACGAGGAGTGCGGCGTTGATGAGCGACCTGCGAGGCGCGCGAGCCGTCTTCTCGCTGGCCTTTTCGCTGGCCTTCCCGCTGGCCTTCTTGCTGCTGGCCTTCTTGCTGCTGGCCTTCTTGCCGGCCTTCTTCGCGGGAGGCGTCGCGTCGTTGTCGTCGTTGCCCCCGACCGGCGTCGGATGCAGGTCTTTCGGGGCGACCAACGCCATCACCGACGCCGACCCGTCCACGGAGACGCGGTACTTGTCGGGGTGCCGCTTGCTCTTGCCGATGATGGTGACCTCGTGGTCTTCCCCATCGACGGTGGCCATGTAGACTTGGCCGACCTTCGGACGCATCGTCTTCGTTCGCTTGCTCATGATACTCTCCTTCCCGTTGCCGTTGTTGGGTAGGCACGATGCCTACGCCATACTGTTGTACTATATGCATCCATCACGCATCGGTTTCAAGGGCAAATGTACTCGGAGCTGTCTTCCTGAACCCCGCCGCCTTGAAGATGCGTGCGTACACGGTGTTCTGCGGCGTCGAGCCGCGCGGTTTCCAAAGCCCGTCGTCTATCATCTTCGCGGTCAGGTCTTTGACGTGCATAGGCTCCCCGACCTCGCGTAGGACGGCGGTCGCGGCAGCGAGGACGTCCATGCCCCGCGCCGCTTTGCGTTCGGCCACCTCCTGCTCGTGGGCGTGCTCCTTCTCCTCCTTCCGTGCCGACGCCAGCTCAGCTGCGGTGCGCGTGCGCTTGGCCATGCAAGTCGCACAGATACACGCGCGGATGCCACGCGGCGCGGCCTTGACCGGCAAGCCACAGATGGAGCATTGCCGTCCGTTGGGGTTGTCCTTCATCACTTGTCGTAGTGATATCATCCGTCTTCTCCGAACACGCGTTTGACGCCCGCCTCTATCATCGCGGGCAGTTCCTTCTCCAACGTACTGAGCGCGGCCGCGTGAGCATCGAGCCTACGCATTACCTTGCTGAAGGCATCGTCGACGACCAATGCGACCAGCGACCGCATCGCCCCCGCCACGCGGTCGGACGGATGCGTTGTCCCGTTGGTGTGGTTGGCAGGCGTCGTGGTCGTCGCCACAGCCCCCGGCTTGAACAGTCGTCGCTCGTGCTCGGGTCTGTTGTGTACATACCGCGAGAATGCTTGCTGGCATGCGCTTGGTGCAAACGCCCTGCCTGTGCGGTCCGAGTAGCGCCGAGCGACCTCAACCCATGGATGCTCGATGACGCCCTCGTCTCGGACGGCATGGGCGATGCGTACCAGCAACTGGTAGTTGTGTGTCGTTTTCGCCATGGCGTCTCCTTTCGATGGCCTTACCGTTCCGTATTACTCTCGTACCTCGGCAATGAGGTCCTCGAGGTATTCGAGGTCGTCGTTGGACGCGAATGCGGCAACGACGTGCGTGGCGATGTTGTGCAGGTCAATTGGAATGCTGGCCGCGTGCCTCATGTTGGTGACGGTGAAACTCAGTCGGCCGTTGCGGATGACGATGTCCCGCTTGATGTGCGGGCCTCGGTCGACCGGCTTGTTCGTGGCCTTCTTCTGCGACGGCATGGGCACCCACCCGGACTCCGCGAGGAACGTACGCCACTCGTCCTCGTCCATCTTCCTGTGCGCTTCGGCCGCGCCGGGGATGGAAACCTGCCACAGGCCCGTGGCAACGGGGTCCGAGCAAACGACGATGCCTCGGATGCCCATCTCGCGTCCGATGCACGTTGCCTCCTTCGGGGTCAGTACATGCTTTGTCATTGTGTCTTCTCCTATCGGGGCTACCGGCCTCATCGGCTACCGCGTTACGGTAGGACGCGGGACTCGTCGTCCCGCGTTTCGGCCTGTGCTACTCGGGCAGGAGTCGGTTGATGGCGTCGCGCGTGGCGTCGCTGGTCACCTCGTCGAAGGTCACCCAACGCCCGCCGTCGTGGTAGATGGCGTTCGACGGCGCGTCGTCGCGTGCGGCTCGCTCGGCGGTCAGTTCGGTGAACGACCAATTGGAACCCATCATCCTGCCCCAGGCAACGATGTACGGATAGGCGAAGGCGGCGGGCGTACTCATGGTGTTTCTCCTGTTGGGGGCTACCGGCCTCATCGGCTACCGCGTTACGGTAGGACGCCCCTCGCGGGGCGTTTCGGCCTGTGCTAGTCGCGGATGCCAGCAGCGTACTCTTGCTGGTACTGGTACTTCCGCGACGCCATCGTCTCGTTGGCGTCCTCTGCGTGCCACTCGTGTATCTGCTGTATCGCCGCGGCGCGCGTTGCGAAGGTTTCGTCGTCCGCCTCGCGGCCCCAGAAGCTGCCGTGGTCGTATCTGCCCGTCGCCGCGTTCCATTGCAACGTCTGCTCGAACTCGATGGCCCATTCACCAGACGCGAGTTTCACTGGCCGTGCGTTCATCGTCGTGTCTCCTACCGCACCATTGCGGATGCCCCGGCCCGGGAGTCGAACCCGGGCGAAACCAGCGGGGCAATGCATCTGCGTCGGGCTACTCGTTGGTCGTGATGTCGACGCCCATCTCCGTCTTCAGGAACTCGGCCAGCGCCGCGAGCTTCTTCGGCAGCGCCGTGGAAATGGTGACGCGAACGTAGCCGGTGTTCGTGATGGCAACGTGGGGGTCGTGGCGGTTGATACCCAGCTCGTTGACCATCACGACCGCGTCTGCCGCAGCCTTGTTCTCCTTCGCCAGGCGCTCCGTACGAGCCGTCTTCCACTCGTAGACCTCGCGAGCGGCCTCGACGATCTTGCTCCAGTTGTACGTCCCGCTGGCTCGCATGCGGAACCGCCGCGTGCGGAACTGCGTGTACGTCCGACGCGCACGCACGTCCCAATAGGACTCGCCTTCGACGACGATGACCCCGCCCGTCTTGTCATGGGCTGCACGAGCCGCCGTCTCGGGCAGGCCGTTCGATACGAGATGCCCCTCCAGCTCCTCGGCCAGCGCGGCGCGGTCGGATGCGATGCGTCGTGACTCGTCCTCGTTGATGGCCGCTTGGTGGATACGCGCCTCGAACTGCGCCGCGTCCTTCGCAGGGAATTTGCGGTACGTCATCCGGCCAAGGCCGATGTCGTATGCCGACACCTTGGTGCCATTCTTCGTCAGCGCATCGGCGATGGCCCGTCGGATGTCGTCGATGGCCCGGTCGATGTGCAACGCCCGAGCCTCGAAGTAGCCAAGCGACGGGACGTTTGTCGTAGCGACGACGTGCGGCTGCGTACGCGAGAACTCGTCGGTCCGTTGCTCGGGAACGAACGTAACGGTGACGTCGATGTGCGCGTGCTTCTTCATGGCGTTGCTCCTTGATGGCCAAGCACTATTGCTTGGCGATGGCCCCGCCCCGGACTCGAACCGGGGAACACCGAACGGGGCGTGCACTTGTTCCGCGACGCGAGGCCGCAACGTCTACCGCGCCTCGGGTTCTGTCTGTGTCCGTAGCCCCGTCGCATGCGTAGCAGCGGGCCTATCAGCGTGGCGTTCCTTGCGGGCGTCCTGCGGAACTCGAGGTTCGACCTACGCCTACCTAGCCGGGCGGTTCCCCGCGCGGTGTGGCCGTTATGCGTGGTAGGCGGCTTCGTGCGTCGGTCTTCCTCGTCCCTATTCGGTTGCCAAATGCATCGTGCTACTATAACCAAGTATACCCATCTCTTCGGACAGATCAACATGAAAGTTCAGCCCAAAAGACAGATTGTTTTGGCCACGAATCCTAGTAAACTCCCCGATTCCACGACGTATCGATAGGACGCACGCCGCCGACCAGCGACGTCGACGCAATACCCCGCTCGTACGATGAGACGCCCCACGTATACTGGCCGGGGAATCCCGGCCAGAAACGAGACCACCGAGGAAATTCAAATGGCGCGGCATGACAAGTTGGCGAAGTCCGCTCGAGCACGAGCAGCGTCCAAGGCGGCTATAGCAGCCAAGCCGAAGAAGCGCAAGCCAAGGAAGCACAGACCCCGTATCAACGTACCCAAACCCCTCATGCGGAAGGCTATACGAGGGACGTACGGAAACCGAGCCATGATAGCCGAGCGCCTGGCCGTGTCCCGTCGGACCGTCAACCGGCTCCTTCACAAGTGGGACTCGATCTGGGAATACTACCTGCAAGAGCAAGAGCGCCTGGCCGATACCGCCGAGTGCACGGTGTTCGATACGCTCGTCCAACGGAAGGATATCGGGGCCGCAGGTCGCATGGCCCAGTGGCTCTTGACCCGGGCACGCTACAAAGACCGAAGCATGATGGACGTCTCCAAGGTGATTCTCGAAGGCGGCGACTCGCCAATCCAGCACGTGGCCATCCCCGCCGAGGTACTCAAACTCCCGGTCGACGTCCGCAAGCAGATCTTGGCGTTGGCCGACGGCGACGACGAAGGAGAAGACGATGGCGACGCAGCCTGAAGGATTGGATTTGCTCCATCGGATGTACGAGGCGGGGGTTGTTCCCCGCGGCACGCGACGCGTGATTATCGACGTTCCCATGGATGGGCAGGTGGTTATGTACGTCGACATGATTCCTACCGACACCGACGACGCGTTGCTCTCCCTCCTGCAGGAGGCGGCGATGCGCACGGTCGACGACGACGAGGCCAAACCGGATGAGGGCTAAGCGGGCCACGGTGAGCAGGGACCAGCTCGAGGCGTCGATCTGCCGCGACTCGTTCTATGAGTTCGTCCAGCGGTTTTGGGACACGGTGATCCCCGAAACCCCCGTCTGGAACTGGCACATCCGTGTCCTCTGCGACGAGCTACAGGCTACCGCCGAGCGCGTGTTTGCAGGCCTGCCGTCTCCGTACGAACTCGTCATCAACATCAGTCCCGGCACGACCAAGAGCACGGTCTGCTCGGTGATGTTCCCCGCGTGGACGTGGACGCGAATGGCCACGTGCAGGAGCATCTGCGGATCGTACGCCTATCCGCTTGCGATGGACCTCTCCCGAAAGTGCCGCGACATCATCCAGAGCGATAAGTACCGACGCCTCTTCGGTGACGTAGGCCTCCGCGACGACCAGAACACGAAGGGCTACTTCGCCAACACGCGAGGAGGATCGCGCGTGGCCGTGTCGACCGGCGGTAGCGTGACAGGCATGCACGGCCACTTCATTATCGTCGACGACCCGCTCGACCCCAACCAGGCCGTTAGCGAGGCCGAGATGAAGGCGGCGAATCGCTGGCTCGCGGAGACGCTCCCAACGCGAAAGGTCGACAAGGTCGTGGCCCAGACGATTCTGATCATGCAGCGACTGCACCAAGAGGACCCTTCCGGCGTGATGCTACGGATGGCCAAGGAGGGCAAAGCCAGCGTCCGTCACATTTGCTTGCCCGCCGAGGTCGACCGCGCCGACCGCAGCCGCGTCCGTCCACGACGCCTCTATCGGAAGTACACCGACGGCTTGATGGACCCCGTACGCCTGCCAAAGCAGATGCTCGAGGCCATGCGAGCGCGGATGGGCGAGTACGGATACGCAGGCCAGTTCCTCCAATCGCCCGTGCCCCTCGGCGGCGGGATGTTCAAGGTGGCCCTCGTACGCACGGTGCCTACTGTTACGAAGATCGTCCGCTCGGTCCGCTACTGGGACAAGGCGGGCACTGCGGACGGAGGGGCGTACACGGTGGGCGCTCGATTGGACCTCGAGAAGAGCGGCCGAATCGTGGTCAGTGACGTACGGAGAGGCCAGTGGGACGCGAGCCAGCGCGAGATCATTATCCTCGACACGGCCAAGTCCGATGGTATCGATGTGATCATTGGCGTCGAGCAGGAGCCGGGCTCTGGTGGTAAGGAGAGCGCCGAGAACACCGCGAAGAATCTGCGTGGCTTTCGTGTTCGCATCGACAGGCCCGTTGGCAACAAGGTCCTCCGGGCCGACCCGTATGCAGTGCAGGTCAACAGCGGCAACGTCGCCTTGCTCGAGGGTCCGTGGAATAATGACTATATATCGGAGTTGCAGTACTTCCCTCACTCGACGTATAAAGACCAAGTGGATGCGTCCAGTGGCGCGTTTGCGCTGCTGACTAAGCCGAACATACGGGTAGGTGGGTTGGCGGTAACGAAAGGACGATGACATGCATGGGTTTCTGGTCAACGCAGACACGCGGCCCAGCGACGAGACGCCGCTCGAGTTGCCGGTGATGAACTTCAGTGCCAAGCAGCCCCGTGACAAGCGCGGTCGCTTCGCGTCGACCGGTGGAGGCGGCGGAGGTGGAGGCGGCGGCGGTGGGGCGTCATCCGCAGCGGGCTCTGCCGACGCGGAGAGCAAGCGGACGCCCCTCAACGACGCATCTACTTTGCGAAAGGGCCTCGCGTCTAACAAACTGGAGGTCGGCCAGCTCTCGTACTCTGCCGCGATGGGCGAAGCTCACTTCGCGGTGAGTGGCAAGAGGGCACGCGTGGAGAGGGCTATCAGCGCCAAGTGGGGTAAGGCGGATACCTCCCCGCCGGGCGCACTCCACATGGGACACCCCAACAAGACGTGGACGAAGAAGGGACGCACGGCCACGCTGAAGTCGAGCAGCATGACCGACCACGTCATCAGCATCCGAGATCGTATCCGATTCGACTAGTGATAGTGTAGGAGAGTACAGATGAAAACGGGCATGATTGTGAACGTGATCGACGACGGCGTCCCCGTTGACGAGACACCGCTCGAGTTGCCGGTGATGAACTTCAGCGCCAAGCAGCCCCGTGACAAGCGCGGTCGTTTCGCGTCGACCGGTGGAGGCGGCGGAGGTGGCGGTGGTGGTGGGGCGTCGCGCAAGACCTCCCAGCAGGTCATGGCCCACCCCAACTACAGTGAGAGCGATCACAAGTACCTCCGAGACAAGGGGTACTCGGACGACGAGATCGTTAAGCTGTGGGACCGGGACCGTTCGATGGGCAAGGGGTCCGTGGAGCACGCACCCATATTCGACATTGTGAAGTACCTGAACCAGAAGTAGCCGCCGGGTCGACCGGGTAAAGACCCCGACCGAAAGGATTAGCCCTATGGCTAAGGCATCAACAGGCAAGCGGACTGTCCGTGCGAAACGCACGCAGGCCAAGAAGGGCCCCGACATCACGGCCAACCAGATGAAGGCGATGACGCAGGTCCGCGAGCTGATCCAGAACGCGTCGTTGGCACGGTCCGAGTTGCTGCGGACTCTTCTCGATGGCACCGACCGCGACTTCAATGCGGAGTGCGGCTACCCCGATGACATCACGGCGCATCTCTACAGAGAGATGTATGACCGCGAAGGCATCGCCAAACGCGTGGTCGGATGCATGCCCGAAGAGTCATGGTCGATGGACCCGATCGTCTTTGAGACGGAGGACGCATCTAGGACCGCGTTTGAGGACGCGCTTGGCGATCTCAATGACGCCAAGAATCTCTGGTATTACCTCCATCGCATCGACGAGCTTTCGGGCATCGGCCGGTTTGGTGTACTGCTGCTCGGACTGGACGACGGCGAGGATTTGTCGAAGCCCGCGAATGGAGTGAACCAGAAGACAGGCGAGAAGGAGGGGAAGGCCACCGCGGACCTGATCTTCATGCGCGTCTTCGACGAGAGCGTAGTGACCGTCGCGGGTACAGAGACCAGCACGGACAGCCCCCGCTACGGACGACCCATCTCGTACAACATCCAATTCCAAGACGGGTCTGCCGTTTCCGGCGACGTCAATGCGTCCCAAACCACGCGGCGAGTGCACTGGACACGGGTGATCCACGTTGCCGATGGCCTTGGTATGTCGGAGGTCTACGGCACGCCACGGATGAAGGACGTCTATAACCGCCTGTACGATCTCCGCAAGATTCTCAGTGGCTCTGGCGAGATGTTCTGGCGCGGCGGATTCCCGGGCATGGCGTTTGAGGTCAATCCCGATCTGGTCAACCAGGGGGCGACGATTGACGCCGATACCCTCCGCGAGGAGTTCCTCAACTACTCGAACGGCCTGCAGCGGTACTTGGCGCTGACGGGCGTAACCGCCAAGCCACTGTCCCCGCAGGTATCCGCACCCAATACCCATGTCGACACGCACCTCAAGGCGATTGCAATCGCCAAGAGCATACCGTTCAGGATTCTGTTTGGGTCCGAGCAGGCACAGCTCGCGTCCTCTCAGGACGCACGGGCGTGGAACAAGCGGGTGGCCAAGCGGCAGAATAAGTACCTGACGCCCATGCTGATCAGGCCGCTCGTCGACCGGTTGATTGCAGTTGGCGCTCTGCCCGAGCCGAAGGAGTACACCGTCGAGTGGCCAGATCTCAACTCCGTCACCGACGAGGAAAAGGCAGCCGTGGCCCAAAAGCAGACGGAGGCCATGGCGAAGTACGTTGGCGGTGGCGTTGACCAGTTGTACCCTCCGTCCCTGTACTTCATCGACGTCTTGGGTATGGAGCCCGATCGGGCCGAGGCCGTGATCAAGGAGGCCGAGAAGTACGCGGCCGAGACAGCGTCGGACGAGGACGACGAGGGTGGAGACGGACCGGACGACGACAAGCCGAAGGACGACAAGCCGAAGGGCGACGGCGTCCAGAACGAAGGTGAGCGCCCTTTTGACGGCGCTGTTGCCAACTACAATCCTAAGCAGCCACGAGGCAAGGACGGTAAGCGGACTGCAGGCGGTCGGTTCTTCCACGGCACGACCGAGAAGCGCGCCAATGACATAGCCAAGCACGGGATCACCCCGGCCAAGTTCCGCAACTACGACCCCAAGGTGTATGACGGAGGCCAGAAGGGGAAGGTCTATGTCAGCTCGAAGAAGTCCGTGGCCGACCAGTACGCCAGAGACACCTCTGTAGTGAGAGGTCGCGGCGGCGAGCCCGCCATCGTCGAGATTCAGGTGCCGAAGGGGAAGGCGCTCTTTGCGGACGCGGGGCCCGAAACGAAGGCGTACGGCAAGGGCACTGCCTTCTACCATAAGGGAAAGATTCCCGCGTCTTGGGTGAAGTCCGTCAAGGTCTATGACCACTGGGACGGATGGCAGACTACGTTCGTGCGAAACGTCGACGGCGAGTTCGCCACGTTCTATGTTGTGGTGTTCCTTGCCCCGTTCGATGACCAGAAGGACGACGACGTTCAGAACGAGGGCGTGACAGCCAACTACAATCCGCATCAGCCGCGAGGCAAGGACGGCCGTTGGAGCAGCGGCGGCGCTGGAGGTGGAGGCGGCGGCGGTGGCGAACAGCGCGCGCTGCAGCTACCTCCAGAGGGAGCGCCGGACGACGTCAAGCAGCTCTATAAGGACAGGCAGCGCGCCTACACACGGATGAGGCAGAAGGGACTCTCCGACGAGGAGAAGGCCAAGCGGACCGAGGAGTACAATCGGGCCACGGACGCCCTGAACAAGAGCAAGCAGGAGCATCCAGAGTTCCACGGGAAGAAAGCCGGTGGCGGCAAGAAGACGGACGATGCGGCGAACAAGCCAGATGCCGGGAAGACGTCGTCGTGGACGGACGGCCCCGCAGACACAGGAGCCGCACCTAAGCAGACCAAAACACAGAAGGCGAGAGACAGGCTGGAGGAAGAGCAGGGCTGCCATGTGTCTGTCCGCAACAAGTACGGTGACGAGGTCGACACAGGCGCAGACTGTGTGAGTGAAGTTGGATTGAAGGCCAGCCGCGAGCGGGAGGTTGCTCGGCAGCTTGATCACATATCGGACGAGCATGCAGACATAGTGAGCCGATTCGATGGCATCGACGGCGCGGGGCTAGCTCGTATCAATTACCAAGACACGCCTACGCTAACAAAGACGAACTCCTCATTGCGTTCGCGGTCGGATGTAAAGGCGGCTGGGTTTTATGATCCATTAGACCATAGCATTACAATTGGATCTGGTGGTACAGGACGACCTAATATCGTGCATGTGGGCGGGGGGTCGTTTGTGGTAGGCGGGTCGACGCAGGGTATATACCGTCACGAGCTTGCTCACGCTGTAGATGCACATCACGCCCATATGCACGGAGGTCATTACCTTACCGACACGCCCCAGTGGAGATCGGCCGTTTCAAGGTCAGGTGGTCTCGGACAGATGTCCAAGCACGTTTCCGAGTACGCCGGGACAAACCGAGAAGAGGCTTTTGCCGAGTGTTTTAGCGCGTGGACGTGCAAGCGTTATCAGGCGGGCTCGTTGCCCGCTGGCATTGAAACCTTCATGAGCAAGCAGTTCCCATCCAAGCAATAGGAGACAAGCGATGTTACTGCAGCCGAACTGCAGCAAGCGGAAGTGTAAGCACTACCTGGGTATCATCCAGCCCGACGGCACGGAGATGACCGAGTGCGTCGCGTGCGAGGCATTCCCCGAAGGCATCCCCGACGAGATCGCCTATGGTGACAACGACCATACGTCACCGTTCACGGGCGACAACGGCATCCAGTTCGAGAAGGCCAAGTCGTTTGAGGACACGGCCATGTTCCGCCGGATGCAGGAACAGGACGCACAGGCAGAGGCGTAGTATCCTATGCGAGCGAGAAAACCATGGTGGGCCAAGACCTTTGAGTTGCGAGGCCCCGTGTGCGACGCCACAACGGGCAAGCCGACCGTCCATGTGTACGTTACCGTTAGGCCATGGGCTCGGTGGGTGCTGCTGGTGATGCATTGGCTACGGGTAATCCGAAGTGCAGTCTCATTGAAAGCACAGGGAGGTCCCTATGCAGCGAGACGAGATCAAGATCGGGATGATTGTAATGACCCCGACTGGCCAGATGCGTGTTACTGAGAGAGGCATTGGCAATTGGTGGTCGTGCAAGATGATACAGTCGCTGACGTCGGTCTGCCACGGACAGCAGGAGATGTGGCATGGCGGCAGCCTCCGTATTCCGAACGAGAGCGACGAGCGACTGCTGAGTGACGCCGCGGAGAGGCAAGCCAAGGAACAGCTATGTCTGCATGAACAGGCGAGGGCACGGAGACGCCGGTAATGGCCACGAATCCACTCAAGATCGACCCGAGCCGCACGACGATGCTGCGGCGTCGATTCGTGGCCGAGATGAACAAGCGCTTCCTCCGATTGCGATCTGCGGTTCTCTATGCGCTGGTGCAGCAGGACGTACTGGGCCTCAAGGACAGGCCGCTTGGTGTGTTCAACTACAATCCGCATCAACCGCGAGACAAGGATGGCAGATGGACATCGGGTGGAGGAGGCGGCGGTGGTGGTGGCGATGACGCCTCTCCTCATAAATGGCGCACAGAGGAGGAGGGTAAAGTCATCGAGGACGAGATGTATGATAAGCACGCAGAATCGATTGCACAGACACCCGGGGCGAAAGAAGCTCTTCAGAAGTACGAGCGGTTCGGCTCCCACAAAGAGTACCATGAAGTGGGCCGTGTCCTTCGGGAAGGAGAGGAGCCATCTCCCAAAGTACAAGCCGCTATATCGGGATTAGACGCCGCTGTTGGAGCAGGGAGTGAGGTCGACTTCGATATATACAGAGGCGCGGCGGGGGTAGGCGGTATGCAATTCCCATCAAAGCTTGAAGATGCACGCGCGCTTATAGGAACAGAGGTGACCGAGCGTGCGTTTATGAGCACGTCCATCCAGCCGTCTACATTTATAACCAGCGGGAATATGATGGTTATACGAGGTCGGAAAAAGGCGGTGACTGTACAAGCAGCACGGAAGGGCCAGAAAAGGATGGACGCCATCCACAAGAGAGGTGGGAGGCTATCAGAAGGCGGCGAAATGCTGGTGGCGAGGGGAACTCGGATGCGATTAGTGGGGGTCGAGAGGATCACACACCCGACTGTTAAAGTACCCAGTGCGAAGCCCGGTCCCGGCGGTAAGTACACATGGAGCTCTCCGGACGTCACGCTGTTCACATTTGATGTTGTTGGCGGACCCACCGCCAACTACAGCCCAACATTCAACGCCGCCGACGACGAACTGACGAAGGCGGCACACCACAGTCTGGCCCATGCAGCTACAGAGCACGCGGTCGTTCATAAGCTAGGCGAGCGGGCATACGAGTTCGCCACGGACGACCAGAAGCTCCTCGCGTTCAAGCGATGGTTTCGCAAGGAAACCGAGGCGCAGCTCCTTACCGTGGACTCCCAAGGCAAGCCGTGGTTGGCGAAGTACGTCGACAGCGCATACCGCAAGGGCGCGATGCGTGCGTACACGGACGCGCATCCAGAGCTAGGCCAGACTGCAGAGTACTGGAGGGGATCGAAGGAGCAGTTCCTCCGGTCGTCGTTCCTCCAGCCCGAGCGCGTCAGCAAACTGAAGCTGCTCACCACACGGAACTTCGAGGAGCTCGATGGCATCTCACACGCCATGTCTCAGAAGCTAGGCCGCGTTCTAGCACAGGGTATAGCGGACGGAGACGGCCCCGCCAAGATCGCACGGCAGATCAACAAAGAGATCAGGGGTATCAATCGCACTCGCGCACGCGTGCTCGCGCGCACGGAGATCATCCATGCGCACGCAGAAGGCCAGCTCGATTCGTTCGAGGACCTGGGCGTCGAGCAAGTAGGTATGATGGCCGAGTGGAGCACGGCGCAGGACGAACGGGTCTGCCCGATCTGCAGGCCCCTCGACGGCGTAGTCATGCCAGTGGCCAAGGCACGCGGCCTGATTCCCCGTCACCCGAACTGCAGATGCGCGTGGATACCGGCCAGCGTCGGAGAGGATCCTGCAGGCCATCTGCGTGGTCGGAAGGCGATGACCGCCGTGCGCAAGTCGATGCGGCGGGAGAAGCCCAAGACCAAGACGGTGCGTGCAGCGAAGGCAGCGAGCCGATGGAAGGGCAAGGAGCTGACCGCACTGAGCGAGCGGGTCGGATTCGAGCTCGACGCACTGGAGATGGAGTACCACCGTGCGTGCGAGGAAGACGACCGTGAGGGAATGGCGAGAATCGCCAAGGCGATGGACTCGGCCGAGGCTGCGTACGCTGTTCTCAACTACAGTCCGCACCAGCCCCGTGACAAGAACGGCAGATGGACAGGCTCTGGTGCAGTCGCCGCCAAGTACGGACTCAAG